ATGGTGTTATATACCAGATCTTTATCGAGCTTAGACTTTTTAGGCATGTTTAATCTCTATTGATGACAAGTCGGGACAATCCGTCGCAGATAGTCCTGATACTAACAGAGATTAACGCGGGAAGTGCAAACCACCTGCACCGAAGATAATGCCCAAGTAGTCGAGTTTATCAACGTTATAATCAACGCTAGCAGGGAGTGATGCAGTCATTTCTGTATCAATGATCCCTTTAAGATCTTTGACGTCCTCAAGAACGTTAGGGTTAGGTGGTCCAATGTGTGGATAACCGCCCTGTGTGTCGTACAAAACTCCGCCGCTATATACGGGCTTGGTGCTGTAGGGGTTCTTGATATCTCTGACAGAATGGAAGTGGCCCATTACGTAGATGTAGGGCTCGTTGTTGCCGATTTGTGGCGTGTAGCTGAATGATCCGGTTAGGCCACTGATGAGTGAGCCTCGTCCGGTTGTTGCACTGGATGGTGACTCTGGCAGTTTGATGAGTGCGTTGTCACGGAGTTGTTCGTAACCGGCTACTGCTAGTCGCCCCATTTCGCGGTAGATTGTGAGCCTTGGTGGTTCTGTGTTTACTCGGTTTGTGACTGGGTAAACGGTGATCCATACTTTGAAGGCACGCCATTCTTTCGGGTTTACTGCGGAGGTTTTGGGGCTAATTGCCATAATCTTCTATTCCCAAACGATTGGTGGGTAATCGTAATCAGCAAGAGCTATTGGATATTTGAATCCGGCATTCCTGCCTTCCACGAAATGGCCCATTTCGACTTCAAATGTTTTTTCGTTCACAAAGGCCACGTGAAGATTGCTGACGGTTTTCTTACCGTCCCAGATGGCCCATCCGAGGAGATGTATCTTACCGGTAGTGCCAACATTTTGAGTCAACAAAGTACGTTGGCGATAAAATGGTGACATGCCGGGGATAAATGATTGCGAAGTTATTAACTTGCAACCATGAACCGTAACAAGTGATACCTTTCTCAGATTCAGACGAGGCAAATCACCAAAAGATCTTCCTTGACCTTTTGTATCATATTGATAAACCAAACGTTGGTTGCTGTAATGAGCAACCCACATCAGATTGTTGCCAAGATTAAGACGCGGGTCAGCAACAGGTGTTTGGTTAGCACCTATCAAAATACCATCAGCCATGGATTCCTCGATTCAAAAGAGTTTTGACTATTTACTCTTTGAATGAAGGAAGAACCGGTTCACCATCTTCAAGAGCAAGAGGTTTGGGCTCGCTTGAATCGACGGAGAATTGTCCGTCTTCATCAAGAGTAATGCTGTTGAATTTTTTGCCGACCATCGCCGCAACAGTTGCTTTTTGCAATGAAACGCTTTGGTCAACAGCGACCCATTCGTCTTCATCATAAATGAAGTCTGGATGAACCCATAGGCATTGGTTGAAGAGACCTGCTCCATCGCATGTCAATCTTTTCCCGATTTCTTCATCGAATTGAAGACCAATTCTTTTACCGGGATTATCTGTTAGTACGATAATAGTACCAAGAAGAGGAGCTGATAAACCGCTGGAAACGCACCAGTATTTATCGCCGACTGTAAATGTTGTGTTTCCTGTACCGCTCATGAGAGAACCTCTATCTGAGATGATTTTGAATTGTGAATGGTCTTAGCGATTAAGACTCATCAAAGGCCCAAGTGAAGGTTTCTTGGTTGGTCGGACCGGGCAAAGCAGTTTGGATAACTTGGAATTGATAAACAATAAAGTTACCCAAAGCACCCGTAGCCGCACCAATCGAACCGTTACCAATCGTCAGTGGAGCACCCGCTGTGAAAGTAAACGGTGAAACTGCTGCCGTAATGGTCGCATGACCAGCAACTAATTCGTCACCAGTGGATGATGTACCAGTCGCTTGATCGTAGTTAGCTCTAATAAGACCGTTGGCTGGTGCACTTCCGTACACACAGGAAACACCAGTACCAAAGCCGTCTGCACCGTCAGTGTACCAACGGACGTTGTTGATCGCAGTAGACGGAGCGACTGTTACTTCCAAACCGGTGGTGCACCAAAAACTGTAGTTGGTACCAGCACCAGGGGGAATTTGAATAGGGTCGGCTACACCAACTGCACTAGCAGAAGCTAAGATCTGTGGTAGGTCGTTAGCGGTGACGACGGTGTTAGCCGTGATGGGTGTTGCCGTTGGACCGGCACCGGTGTATCGGTTAATTACTACTGATGCGGCCATTACGTATCTCCGTGGAATGTTCGGTTATTATAAATTTTGCTTGAATACAAAATGAGCCTCGCACAACTCCAAAGAATCACACGAGGCCCATAAGACTCAAGCAACTGAATACGAAAAAAGCCGGGTATCTTTCGACGCCCGGCTTTTCGTTTTTTCGTTTTTTCTGACCGAACCAGAAATCAAGCTTAGTTGTTGATATCTGGGGTGAGGTCGCGACCGTCTTGGTGAAGGTCGCCACTGAGACCAGTTTCGGTGTTCTGGATGAATTGGTCTTGACCAATCTTGAACGAGAAGCCAATGTTCGGCAGGTTGCCTTGAGCTTGTGCCAAGCTGACTTGATCTCGGAGACCAATGACAATTGGATAGCCCCGTACAGCTGTCGTGCGAGCTTCGCCCATGTAAGAGCTGAAGTCCGAAACGCTTGCATCACGAGTCTTGACTTCGACCAAGTCTTCACGACCTGGAATGCTCATGACCTGTGGGCGAAGACGCTTGGTCAGTGCAGCAATCGTTTCTTGACGATCAGCACGACGGTAGCTTCGGAGAGTTCGGAAGACTTTGATCTGAGTGTTTGCGGGTTGAGCCGACATTTCTGTGTTTCCTTTGCAAAGGTAATTGAACTATTGTTTTTTGGTTGGTACCAACAACAGTATAATTTTGTGGGGCATAAGATATGAAATCAAGGAGTATCACACAAAAGTGTTACCAATCAATCTCATATCCGCGTCCACCATATCATGAACTAACTGTTCGAATGATATCTTTGGTTTCCACCCCAATTCCTCATGGGCAAGTGAAGCATCACCAAGAAGAATCTCCACTTCCGCAGGCCGGAAGAACTTTGGATCAATCTTGACATATTTTTGATAATCCATACCCATACGACCAAAAGCAAGCTCAACAAACTCCCGAACCGTATGAGTCTCCCCCGAAGCGAACACAAAATCCTTCGCCTCATGATGCTGAAGCATCATCCACATCGCCTCAGCCATATCCGCCGCATGCGACCAATCCCGCTTAGTATCAAGATTCCCAAGCCTAAGCTCCGTCGCCTGATTATAATTAATCCTAGCCGCCGTATGCGTAATCTTCCGAGTCACAAACTCATGCCCACGACGCGGAGACTCATGATTAAAAATGATCCCACAACACGCGAACATGTCATAGGATTCCCTATAATTGATCGTTGACCAATGAGCGAACAACTTCGCCACACCATAAGGAGAACGAGGATAAAAAGGAGTCGACTCCCTCTGAGGCGTCTCAACCACCTGACCATAAAGCTCACTGCTCGAAGCCTGATAAAACTTGATCCGATGATTCACAAGCCGAATCGCCTCAAGCACCCGAAGACAACCAAGCCCCGTCACCTCAGCCGTCTGAATCGGACAATCCCAACTCACCTTCACAAAAGACTGAGCCGCCAGATTATAAACCTCATCAGGCTCAACAGCCTCAAGAACCCGAATAATCGACGAAAGATCAAGAAGATCAGCAGGATGCAAAGTCACCAAATCAAGAATATCATCGATCCGACTAGTATTAGGATTACTAGTCCGACGAACAATACCATGAACCTCGTAGCCCTTAGAAAGCAAGAACTCCGCAAGATAACTACCAGTCTGACCGGTAATCCCAGTGATTATAGCTTTAGGCTTAGTCATAACAACTCACAATTATCCAAATGAACAGGCAAAGTAGGATCAATAGCAACAGAAGGAAAAGAAACCAAACTATCCAACGGCTTAAAATGTGCCTTCGCAATGCCCCTAAAATGATGAAACAAAAAAGCATCCTTCACAACCACACCATCACCACTTGGAACAGCCAAATGCATATTCTTGAAAGAGCACTTGCGAGGATCAACCAAGCACTTTGAAACTATAATCTTCTTAGGATGATACCGCTTAATATCCCGGATCTTCCTAACAAGACTAGACCCAAAAACCACCTGATTAGACATGAAAACCGCCGTGCCAGGATGCTCTACCACAACATCGACCAAATTCCTGTTCGGAATCTCATCAACATCACAATGAACCACCCAATCCACCCCATCAGCAACAGACCTCACCAGCTCATCATTAACAAACTGAATCTGAGCCCTAGCTCTCTTCACATCTTCACCAGGACCAGAAGTCTCAACCTTCGACAAGCTGACTGGTAACAATTTAGAAATCCTAGCGAGAACAGAATCCCACTTCCGATATAACTCAGAATCAGACAATTCTAAATTGTAAAACTTCGAATCAGGCTTCTTCCACCACACCTTATAGGACGGAAAATGAGAACGAAGAGCAAGACTAGTAATGCCCTTAGCCATCATAATATCGACCCACTCTTCAAGCCGATTCACTTCTAATCTAGGTAAGGCAAAAAGCACGGCTCGAATTTCCATGCACTATTTACCAGCTTGCCAATCCTGTAAAAACTCGAACGGATAAGACAGCATGATCACGTTCAAGATCAAAGAGTCTCGGATAGACAAAAGCATTACCACTTCAATTATAACAAAAAGAGCAAAGCCCCATTTCCAATTCGTCCATTTACAGAGGTAATATCCCAACATGCAAGCCGCGATATCAGACATTGAATTGGCAATCGAATCACCATAATACCCAAGAGAGATATTAATAGCCCGATACCGGTCGATGATCAATGGAGTATTCTCAATGAACTCCCAGAAAGCCTCTACGCCCAAAGCTATGAGCATTTTGGTTTCGGCAGACCAACGTGTAATCCAGACCATAGCGTAAAAGAAAACGACGCCGTGCAACACGTGAGAGAACGTGTACCAATCCAGAAGGACTTGAGATTGGGATTCAGAGGCGTTATCGAAGGTCCATGGAATCAGAGTGCCAGTCTCGCACCACCAAACTCGCCCAAGGATCTTAAGGGCTACGATAGCGACTAAAAGAATACCAACGATCCACGACCATTTTCTGGCGTTCGACATAATGCAACTTGGGGCTATAAGGACAGGTTACCTTTGCACCCTTATTTATCTCGATAGACCAAAGCACGCCGATTCATACCGCCACATAATGAACACACCTCCGTTTCGTCATCATCTTTAATGACCAAACAACCACAATCGTGGCAATGGGCTACTTCAGATTCTGTTGCTACTGTAATACCGCATCTCTGACATGATCCCACTCCACGAACAACATTCGTGACATGTTGGATTGACCACTTATGACCAAGTATATTGCAAAACCAACCGAACATGCTACGCCTTTTCCTTAAAAGTGTCTGCGATTTTCGTTTTAAGAGCCGTCGAAGATTGAACCTCGATGACGTCTTCGATAATAACCAATTCGCAAATATCGGCACCAATTACATCCTGCCCATAAATCTGAGGGGCATTCTTGTATATGTAATCAGCGAAGCCACAAGCCAAAATCAAATCATCGAGCGACCGCAAGATGAACACAGCGTCAACGTGCCGGAGATCCGCGATCATTTGGGCTCGATGATATTCCGGGATTGATGGAAATTGCCCCTTGTTCTTTTTGACGAGATCGTCCGAGTCCACGCCCACAATAAGAACGTCACAGTGAGCATGGCATCGTTTCAGATAATGAGAATGATAAAAGTGAAGAAGATCGAAGCAGCCAGAAGTTACACCGACTTTCTGTCCTTGATCAAGACCGATTCTACGGATCTCTTTGGGGTCAACTATCATCTAATTTCTCTTTCCAATTACCTATGAAAGCCTCGAAACAAAAGGATGGCACGAATTCAAAAAAGAAGGAAACACAACATGTATGGAAATAAGAGATAGTTTAAAACGCGATCTAGTTAGAGGTCTCATAGATGGTGACGGATGGATAACAATCGCGAGAAATGGAAGACCAACAATAGGATTTTGTGATATGCACTACGATGTGGTGAAATGGGTACAAGATTGGATTATACATAATATCCAGAATATTAATCAAACGAAGATTTATAATACCCCAGCGAAGCGGTTTATGTATAATGGAGGCCAACAAGTCCCAAGGATATTAAAAGAAATATATCCGGAGGAATGTAGGGCATTAGATAGAAAGAATGGCCTTGCTAAACACTTAATAGAAATAATTATAAATTAATTATCCATAATCTCGAAAACTTCTTCGAATGCTGATTCACCATCAAGGATTTGAGGATCGGCTTCTCTAATCATCTTTTCCAATTCTTGGATTCCAATAATGGTTATTCCATATTGTTCGGCTTTTTTAGCTTTAGAAGTGCGTTCAGATTTATCACGTTGGACCAAGAAATCAAGCTTCTTGCTCACACCGCTCTTAACCTCACCGCCAAGCTTCTCAACAATGTCAGCATAGAGTCGGGTACCAGTAAAACAAAAAGTTCGTGTTTGGAAAGGCTTCGAGCCTGCATCCGATTCCTCAGCCTCGACCTTGGGCTCATGGACGCCGACGCCCATTTCCCGAAGCCGGAGAAGGTCAGCCTTCATAACACTCAATTGACACTCGATCGAAATCAGAATGTTCTGTGGCAAATGCGGGTGACGGAGCAACTGGATCAGATTGCAACCCTTAGCACAAGAAATCCAATCATCGAAAGTCTCAAGCTGACCAAGATCACTAAGAGCACCCGTACGAGCGACTTCCATCATAATCTCCGCCCGATGCTCGCCCATCCCATCAATTCCAAGCGAGCCAACCAACTTCTGAATCGGAGCGTTCTTGGATTCTTGGATATTCGCAACGATCGTCTTTGCCCGCTTGGCTCCGACCACACCATTACCAATTGACAAGACTCGGACTTGATCCTCAGTCAAGGTGTACAAATCAGGAATCGAGCTAACGAGCCCTGACTTGATAAGGCTGGCAATCAGATTCTCACCGATCCCGAGGATGCCCATGCCACGCTTGGACGATCCGATGAATCCCTTGATCTTCTCGAATTGGATGCCAGGGCACTCGTAGTTGACGCAGTAGATATCGACTGATTTGCCCTTGACCAGATCCTTGTATTGGACCTGCTTATCACAAACGGGGCATCTGTGAGGCTTCTGCAAAGTCGCCGGGATTTCTTCTAAATCCATAATACAATTCATTTTTTAAATCTCATTCATTAAGGGAACAATGTCTATTGCTATGTTTCATGAGAGCAAACATATGTTAATAACACTAACAACAGACATTATAACATGCAATCCAAAAAACAACGACTGATTGATTATTATTTTAATCAGAAACTAAGCCAGTCTCAAACTGCCAATAAAATGGGGATCAGCAGGTCAAGAGTGGGACAATTGATCAAAGAATATGGAATGTCTAGTAGGGAATACGCAGAAGCGTCTTCGAACACGAACAATCAAAAAACAATTGAATTTAATGACCACCAGAAAGATTTAATGTTTGGAAGTATGTTGGGAGATGCTGGGTATTATAAAACAACCATGAGATCGAATAAAACAAACAAAGAATTGGAGGTAATCAGGATGACTTTCGCACATTCTATTAAACAGTATGAATATCTATTACACAAAAAAGAAATTATGGGTGGCACAAAAATTGGCGAAAGAATTAGTGGACACGGATCAATAATAAAACATTTTTCTGTGTGTCACACGCCAAGTTTGAAACCATATGTCGACTATTTTCTAGACGAGAATAATAAAAAATCGGTCAAAAGAAACTGGGTGGAGAAATTAAATTGGAGATCTATAGCATATTGGTTCATGGATGATGGTGATCTTATTATAAGAAACAAGGGAAAGAATCCAGTAATAGGATTCCACACCGAATCGTTTAATCAACATGAATTACGAATTCTCAGAGATAAACTATTAGAATTCGGGCTGACCACAAGTACAAGAATTTGCAATAAAGATCCAAATCAACTGAAAATAGTATCAAAACATTATAAAGAAGTTGCTGGTTTTCTAGAAAAAATGAAAGAATTCATAATACCAACAATGGAATATAAAATTAGGTGGATTCTTTGATCAAATTATGATGTAGTTCTTGTGCGTGTTTAGTCCCAACGAACCCACAATTCTTGCAATTATACAATTGTGGTGATTTATCGACCACTTTTAATATACGAGGGATAATGTCTCCAGCCAAGATGATCTGTACCTTGTCACCAACACCGATCTTGAGGCGTTCGACTTCGTCGTAGTTGTAAACCAGGACGTTGCTGTTGACGATCCCGCCGATTTCAACGGGCTCGACAGTAAGAGTGGGCGTGATCTTGCCGGTCGAGCCCACGGTGACGGTGACGCCGGTTACGATGGTTTCGGCCTTTTTGCTGTTGAATTTGACAGCTTGATTGGACCGGAGCCGTAGCTTGTCGCACCCTTCGTTGATCAGGTCTTGCTGAGCAAAGTCGTTGACTTTGATTACGAGTCCGTCGATATCGAAAGGATAGTCGCGACCGACCATAGTGTCGATTTGCTGCGAGATACCATCTTCTGCCACAACTTGGTAATCGGGACATGTGAACCCTAAACCAGTCATGATATCATACATACCCGAAACGCCAGGAAATTCCATGCATTGGACAAAACAATCAAAAGCATAGAAGTGGATCAGGCCCGCTCCGTAGGAGTCTTTGCGGACGATGAGCCCGTTGCCGGTGTTGCGGGGGTTGCGGACACCTTCGAGTTCGGCTGATTTGATGTATTCGAGGAAGTCTTCACGGTGCATGACGGCTTCGCCTCGCACCGTAATGTTGATTTCCCTGCTAAGAGTAGTTGGGACGTTCTTGAAGAATCGGGCCTTGGCGGTGATGTCTTGGCCGACTGCTCCGTTGCCGCGTGTGAGGACTCTGACCAACTTTCCGCTTTCGTAGGTGAGAGCGAGGCTGGAGCCGTCGATTTTGGGCGTGATGTGGTAGAGGGAGTCGGTCAGAACGTGGCCACGGTTTCGTTTGACGTAGCTTTCGAGTTCTTTGGGTTTGTTGGCGTCGATGTTGTCCAACGATCCCATTGGGAATTCGTGTTCGACTTTGTCGAGAGTGGGCTCTGAGCCGACGCCGGAGAGGCGTGGGTCTTTGTGGTCGAGCCGTTGGAGCATATTCAACACGGTGTCGAACACGTCGTCGGTGACGATTGAGACGCCTTTGTTGTAATAGGAGTCTGCGGCTTCGTCGATCTTTTGGCGTAGCTGTTCTAGCTGATTCATCGTATTTTCCTTGGTAAAAGCGGTTGGCCGACACCGGGATTATAACACCCGGAACTCACTCTAGTGTTTCAAGAGTGTGTTTTGAGTTAAACTATGCCGGTCAGGGTGCCCCTACGTACGACCCTGAACTTCCAACCATGCCCTTACAATACGACGTGAATTGCTAAATAACTCGGAGAACAACAATGACCAGAGCTACTAGTGATCTTTTATCGAATAGTAATCCCTTACAAAAAGTCGATAAAATCGAATGTCTGACGCTCGAAAACGATGAAACGCAAGAGCATTCGTTCGATTTACTTACCGGTGAGTTGGAATCAGAAAACCCAGAGAAAGCCGACCCGGTCTTAAACGCGATCATATCAATGCTAAAGACAAGATGATCTGATCCTACGTTTCAACTCCGTAGAACTTATCCCGTTGGTGTAAGCGGTGTACACCAACCGGATTCCATGTTCATCCAACCACTCTTGGCTGCATTTAAGCTGCCCCCAGATAATCCTTTTCTGCCCAATCATCACCGATGGCAATAATATCTGGATTGACCCGAGCGATCGCTATCTTGCTATCGTAACCGCCAATATTGGGCACGACCAAATCGACATATCGGCATCCCAGCAACGATGACTTTCGTTCACTGTAGTCCATGATTGGGTCGAACTTCTTGTAAGCTCGAATAAAATCATCAGTATTGAGCGATACAACCACTCGATCAGCAATCTTCTTGCATTCTTTCAAGAAGTTAACATGACCGTAATGAAAAAGATCGAACGTACCACCAGTGTATAAGATTTTCATTGTCTACTACCATGCCTTTTATTGAATGAATGATTCATCCGAATTACTGAGCCAACACTTTGAGTTATCGCTAGCCCCAAGATTCTCTCGTACGCCATGCTACCTCTTTTATCGACCGGCAAATTAGGCAGAGCGTTTATGAGGTATGACAATTTACCATTGGGTATCAAGAAAGAATTGTGAGTTGCAAGACGAAAATCCTCTGAAATACGATGCTTGGAAACAACATCATGGTAGATCGTATCTTCGGTTAATTCTATAGCCAAATCAGCAAGATCATCATACTTGAATCCTGTCATATTAAAGTAAGACATCACTTGGTCGCAACATAAAGTCTCAACTGGCAATCGATTTTGGGGGATTAAAGTATCCTGAATGCAGAGGTACGCATCATAATCCCCGTACAATTCGTAAGCAAGCTTCCAAGCACCGAGTTCATAATTCTTGTTTTTGAGATAATGCACCGGCACGTCAACTGAACGATACACTTCAGTTGCGTCACTATCAGAATCGATGATTGCAATATCGGCATCAGGATAAAATTGCTTAATGCCTTCTAGACAATCAATAAGATCCTTGGTCGGATTTCTAGAACAAATGACAGTTAAAAGATTCAATAGTTCATTTCCAATACACGTGATCTCAGTCGCAAGAATCTGTGTGGTCGAGGGCCGTACAACGTCAGGGCACCTTCTCCTTTAGGTCCGGACGAACTTTGATGGCTGAAAGATGCGGTGAGCTTAGGATCAGACTCCATGGCCAAACGAATGGCAATGATGCGTTCAAAGACATGAGGCGTCCAGAGTCCGCATTGCCCCAATTTCAGTTGAGTGACCATCTGGCATAATTTATAGCCCAATCGGTCGAATACATCCCTGGAAGCCGCGAATTGATGTGAATAAATCATCACCGGGTCAGTATCCATGGCGAATTCCCATGCTTCCGGATCAATATTCTTGATGAGATCCCAGATATCAACTATACCATCGAATTTCATCAATCTCCAAGGGTCGACACTAGCTCGATAGGCATCAGTGTCCTCAATAACCAATTCGTCATGCTTATCTGCATGGTAGCTTGGTACGGTGACGCCACAGGCGAATGACTCAAATTGTTCGAGGTAGTCTATGGTTTCCACAACCCGGAATTTCGGCGTAATGTCAGTGTGCAAGACCATGATTGGGCTATCGTCGAATAGGGCATCTGCATGTTCCCACATCGTAAGGATGCAGCTGGTTTCGAACAATATGGAGTTGTAAGAAGCATAACCTGGGAAGAAGTCTGATTCGCACAGACCGTCCCTGTAAGCGTGTGTTAATCCACAATTAATATGGGTTATATTGACCCGTCGAGATCGGAAGTCCTTCAAGCGAATTAGATTCAAGCTATTGGGATGGTGGAATATGACGACGTTCAAAGCTAAATCTCGGTTGATAATAAGTAAAAGATCCATCACCCCGGAAAATATTATGCCTTACAAAGACCCCGAAGCTCGGAAAAGTTCGATGAAAAGAGAAAATCCGATCCTAAATTCATAGAACAGAGAAGATTTATCGCAGCTGCCAAATCCGTTGCAAACAAGGTTAAGGCCGTCTTATATAAAGGCGGGAAGTGTCAAAAATGTGACTACGACAGATGCTACGCGTCTCTTGACTTTCATCACAGAGATCCCACCCAAAAAGATGGAGTATGGAACAAGTTTAAGGGACGATCGTGGGCCAAAATCAAAAAAGAACTGGACAAATGTGACTTGCTTTGTGCGAATTGTCATCGAGAAGAACATTTCAATAAGGATGCCGCACAACACATGATTGACTATTTTAAAAACAGAGACATAAAATATGTTAAAAATGGAATTCTAGTTAATTATGACGAAGAGATAAATTATGTCAAAGAGATGCCGATCATGAATATTGAGAGTTCTTGATTGTTACAGCAAATCGTGGGACGTCGATACGTTGATTGAATTGGTCTTTCATGCCGAATGGGATGTAGCTAACGATTCGACCGTCGTCCCATTGGCAGTATGGAGCACAGAGTTGAGTGAATCGCATACCCCATTTCTTATGAAGTTGTATTAGTCTGCCAAGGAAATTAGAATCTTGGTAAAGACTGGCGGAGTATTGTCCGCAATGCTGAATATCGAAGTCGGCGGCAGCCAATTGGTATCCAGTAGATCTAGCTTGGAGGCAGTAGTCAAGCCCGTAGAGATGGAAGCCTTGCCAGCTTGGGTCGAAGCGTAGGCCGGAGTTTCTGTCGATTAGCATGAAGACTTCGTCGACGCTTTGGACTAAGTGGAAGTCTTTAGAGCCAGACCAAGTCGGGTTGTTGTCTTGGTCGTAGATGTTTCCGACTGTGGCGTTTGGGATGTCATTGAGACCCCATTTGCCGAGCAGTTCTGGGTAAATTGTGTCTCGTATACCGGCAGCACCGACTAATGCTACGTTGTCTGGGTAATTCTTTATTATTGATGCTAGTTTTTTGGATGAGGACGGTTTGAATTTTACGTCTTGATGCACGTATAATAGGAATCTGTCTTTGCATATTTCTAAAGCGATGTTGGCAGCTATAGACGCAGAATAGACATTCCCCTCATTATAGATAGGGATTATATTGATGTCCAAGCCTTCACGCAAACATGAAATAGATTCCAGCACGCAAGCTTGAAAAGCTTCAATATTGGACACACAACACGCCACTGTCAATCGAGGCTTACTCATGGCTAACACCACACTCGTTCGAATCACAAATACAACTAGTCAAGTCGTTTCTGTTATGGTCAACGCGATTGATCCTCGGAAATCGAATCCGCAAAGCGCGATTCGTCCGCAAGAAGACGGCTTGTACCAGATGACTTCCGGTAGCACAATGACAGTGGAGCTTCAGCGAATCAGTGTGGGTCAACTTGACAACCTGCAGAACTTGGGACAAATCACTTACGCATAGCCCCGTCCCAATTGTCTTAACTAGTTATCACCGCCCGAAAACATTCGAGAGGTGTGTTACTAGTGTGGTTAGAGCTACACGCCAACCTATCTACATCATCGACAACTCACAAGGTAAGATCGATGAACAACTTCGCTGGGCACAAGAAGATCTTGGAATAAAGATTATTCGCAACAGTGAGAATCTTGGCAAGCCGACCTCTATCAGAAGGCACTGGTCCAAAATCCCACAGGGTCAATGGTTCATCACCATGGACCCTGATGTGATTGTCCCTGAAAATGGGATCGATGACCTAATCTACTGTGCCAATAGTATGTCAGAAGAAGGATACCAAATAGGTATCATATGCCCGGCCTTGGAGCAAAAAGGTAGAATATGGGCTAAGCAATTGGAAAAGAAGAATCTCGTGATGCACAATTGGAACGAGATGACAAGAATCAAGCAAGACGTTTATTTCAATTCATCCCTAGCCGGATGTTTAATGCTCGTCAACAATCTATTCTACAACCACATTGGCGGATTCATAGGATGTAGGATGTATAACGATGACGACGGATGGTTGTGCAATGAATCCGTGAAGCATGGGCTCTTAAATCTTATCAACAGTAATGTGATATGTGAGCACGATTTGAGTGAAGAGACGTCGGGATATCGGACTTGGAAAGACCGGAATTCTACACTACAAATTGATCAGTTAGGATACTGGGATCAGTAATCCCATCATAGAATTCATTGATTAACCACGATTCTTTTTCCAACAGCTGCTTTAAAATCTCCGGCTTATAGATAGCCACGTCTTTTGCAGTTTGGCCGATTTTTCCAGACGTATTGGTCCGTGGAACATTGTTTATTTGTTCTCGTGTTACGTCGTAACCCATTTTGATGAGAAATCTGAACAATCCGTCAGTCAATTGTTCGTTTTTGATGATGTGCTCTACTCGTTGATTCCTTTTCTTGTATAGAAAAAGCTTGGTGAGACTTGTCAGACGACCGTTTGGATCGTAGTCCATCACATTCTGTACGAACTGGTTAAAGTCATTTGAGGCACATTCCCAGTCTATGGGGTGCAACGGCATCCAGCCTATTCTAATGCGATGGTACCAACGAGATTGATACCAAGTCACTGGGTGCCGGATACTGATAAGAGTCGGCAGATTGATGCCCCTCTTGGGCATCGCGAATGATGAAGCATGGTGTTGGCAGACTTCTTCGCCAGTGATCCCAAGCTCTTGAATGACTCTTCGTATATGCTGTCCGCCAGTTTTCGGCAGATGAGCAAATACGAATTTATCAGTTACTAGGGACATTTGCTACTAGATCCGTTGCTTCTTTATGCCATCCTAACGCATTAAACAGCGTAGCTAGGCGATGGTGGTAAGTATGGTTGTTCATAACCTGCTTGTGGATTCGATCTGCCAATTCGATCCGTTCATCTGTCTTCACCATGTAATGCAAATGGATACCAGCGTATTCTTCGGGATTTCTAGCCATTGGCAAATCTGGAAGAAGCTGATGCAGAGTAGGAACTGGATCATGGATCGGCAAACAACCGCAAGCGGCTACCTTCCAAACACGTTCTGGCAAGTCAAATCCCCATTTCTGAGTATGTGGCTCTGAAATGCATGGGCCGATTTGAGCCCGGTTGAACGTTGGTATGACTTTGTCTTCGGGAAGTATACCGTGGCTTAACCCGTCTTGCCACTCTCCCCAACCGTGGATTTCGACTTTGTAATTGTAAGGAGCGACGTGCCTGATCATTGGAATGAGGTATGCGTCAATGCTTTTGGCTTTGTAGGCCCAACGACCACCAATATAAGCGGCTGCGAGGGCACGATGTTCTGGTGGAGCTGTTCGCTTGAAGATCGTAGCATCAGCCCCGGTGGGCATTGGGCACCATGGGATTCCAAGCTTTTCTTTCCAGTATTGCCAATACACTCGGTCTTCTTCGAATCCGTAACCAAAGACGAGAGACGGGTTCATATCTCGAATATATTGGATCGAATCGGCTGATTCATTGATGGCCCCGCAATCCATTGGTCCGTAAGGATTGACGTGCATTGCGAATTTGCAGCTTGGGTCTTTGGGAACGGGCTGTCGGTGTCCTGATGATCCGATATAAAGATCGGGCGAGAACACTTTCCATGACTCAATCAGTCCGTCCCAACGTTGCACTTTATGCCCAGCAGAACGAAGAGTGTTAGCCCAGCTATCGGTAATGTAGCCAAAAGCACCACCTGGTCGATGAACCAACATTATTCTTTTCATGATTTACCCGATTTTTAGATTGTTCTCTAACTCAGGTATTTACCGTAACCTAGAGAGTGCAACTGTTTGTGTTGTAAACGAACACGTTGCTCGATTGTCATTTTATTCAATCGAGCTGCGATCGATTTATTGTCATTATGATGGTCGTTCCAATTAACAACACGACCATGCCATAAATGGACTAGGTCGAATTCGGTCGAACAGAGCCATGATGATGTGCTTCCGATTCTGGTGTAGAAATCGCAGTCTTCGCAGCCATAGCCCCAGAAATCTTCGTTGAATGCACCGCGTTCCCAGAAAGTAGACATCCGGCATGCGAGTGAGCCGCCTTCGAAGTAGCCAACGATGCGTTCGAATTGCACATCATCAGGGACGTACCCTACTCGGTTCACGCGATTCGTGGACTCCATGTTGAGGTAAATGACACGCCCGCAAATGTGGACTGATTCGTGTGATTGGAGTAAGTCGTAAGTCCGTCTAGTGTAATCGACGCGAGATAACATATCAGCGTCATGAAGAATGACTGAATCAGCGGTACACTTTGTAACAGCACGGTTGAATGCTTTGGACTTGTTGAATAGGTCGTTGCCTTCGCCGCCTACGAACAAATAGTGGACCGATGGATAATCATCCCCATTTAGTCGTTGTTCTGAGTCTTGCTCAACTAGCCATATGTCGATTTCGGGAAAAGATTGGCCGATTACTCCTTTGACTACGGATTTGATACTGTCTTGTCGTCCTTGGTCACCAGCGTCTCTACATGGGATGACGTATGAGATCTTTGGGACTACGGATTGCTCGCATGGGGGATGATAGGTTCTTGGGATTCGTTTTTCGAAGAGTGATTTATTACGAACGTAGTGTTCTGTTTTGCTGTCGACTGATGTTGCTTCAGCGTGGATTCTGACGTATTCAGTGCTGCCTACTAAATCGTAAAACCCTGCGGGTTGCAGATTGAATTCTAATGGTCTCATTGACCAATCGACGTGTTCCATGCCATAAAATTGATATTGTGCGTCGAAGTAGCCGATCTTTTTGAGGCAGTGGTTCGACATGTACAACATGGCACCATGTGGTTTATCGGGCACATAGTTCATGCGGATGTTTCTAAATTTCTTTTCTTCCCCTAATTTGGCACCGTAAACGTTGGGTTGTCTGTAGCAGAAATGGTGGAAGCCCGATGCTTTTGCTCCACGAACGTAGAATTCGATCCATCCGGGTTGCAAGAATTCAATGTCGTCGTTGCATATGAACATGTGCTCGAATCGAGACATGCATCGTAGTAATCGGTTGGAATTACTGGAGATTCCGACGTTTTCGGAGTTTTTGATTACTACTATGCGGGAATCGGTTGCGATCTGAGAGAGGATAGTGAGTGTCTGTTTGCTGGTACTCGCATCATCTGAAATGAATAAAGTAGTCGTGTTCAGATCAACTGTTCTTTTGATCGATTCGACGAGTCGCAGCAGCGATTTGCCGCGATTATACGAGAGTATGCCGATTGCGATACCGTTGCTGATTCGGTATGGTGCTTTGGCGTTGTTTTCTTTGTAGATCTGAGTCGCATCGCCCGATACGATCTTTCCGACTAACTGTTTTTCAGTTTTCTTGCGACCTTTGTAGATCCCGCCAGGGCGATGTTTGTGGATGGTGGGACGTTTGTCATGGACAACGGGCTGGCGACGTATACCTTTGTTGGTCGGGACGACTTCTACTGCTTCGGAGTTGCTTGTGGGCTTTGTGTGGACTCTTGGGGCCTTGGTAGGCGTTGTTTTGGGTGTTGAGGTTGGTGTTTGCTTGACCGATGGTTGAGGTACATCGGGAGTCTTGATTGGAGTGGTTTTGGGTGTTGAGGTTGGTGTTTGCTTGACCGATGGTTGAGGTACATCGGGAGTCTTGATTGGAGTGGTTTTGTGTGCGTTGATTCTTTGTTGGATATCGTTCTGTCGTTGAACTCGTGGCTTAGAACCCAGTTTGAGGTGATTCACTGGGGTATTAATAGAACTGTTGGTTCTAGGAACAATTACATTGGATGGAGTGCTGGATTCATCTACTCGTTCAATATATCCACGAGCTGTGTATCTCTCGTAATATTCATCCAGATGTTTTCGTGCTTTGCCTTTTAGTCGAATCCGTTCCCCTGCGGGACCCATTAATTCAACTGTGTGCGGCCACGGGTTGATGTATTCTGGCATAAAGTGGCCTTGATGTATCGCCGTTGATGAACGTTTTGTTCGACGGTTTGAGAATTAATTCTTCATGTTGATTTGACATTTCATCAATTGAAGACTGGTCCAATGCTCCTTTACCCAATAGTTTTTGGGTGGAAAAATGGCCTTTTAACAATTGATCCAACATTCCAGGACTAATAAATTGCCCCTTCGGCTCCACGAAGTCAACTACGTTTAGATCTGCGTCGAAGAACATTTGGTACTTATTGATTCCTGAAGTGGAGGCAATAGGTATGAAACCTTCATTGAGAGACAATGCCTTCATATGCAATTCTTCTAGGTTGGTAATAATATTACCACCCCAATCCGCGATCTGTAAAGTTACATCTACATTTTCACCCAATAGGGCAAAAATCGACAAGCCCGGTTTGTAGGGTTTAATGAAAAAGACATTCTGACCGTACAAAGGTGAACCCGGTGCCAGATCCGAGATCTCGGGGGCTTTATACAAACCAGATTGGGAGACTGTGCTCATGTGAATGCCTTATGATTGTGAATCTGCCACCTCTTGAATTACGAAGTTCTTCAAGGTTCAGTTTCTGTATTGATTTGCCGATCCCGTCTGTACGCACCAATAATGCAGGAAGCCCCGCGATCATGAAAGTGCAATCACTCGGTTGACGATAATCTATGAGAAATCCGTGCCACGTGCTAAACCACTTCGACCAAACAAGATAATCGCCGTAGAGTGGAACGTATGTGAGGATTGATTGAGTATGACATGCTGGTTTGATATCGTTCATCAGTGAGCTTAATCATTGTCCGCCATGGTCAACCGGTCCGCAATCGGATCATAAAAGTAAGTAGAGTCGCCCACGACCCATTTAATACGGTCACCATCTCGTTCGCCGCCCGTGCACTTCTTAATGAATGAATTGACGGCTGAATTTTCACCTATCCTGAGTGGTATAATACTCTCACCTTCATTGATTGGTATAGACGAAGGTGGAGCTTCTTCTTGATCTGCACCAAGAATAGCATCCTTAATGATTTCCATGTAAGGTGGATGGTCGGTCGAGGTATTAACATGGAATTCTTGTTCACCCACGTTGAGACTCACTACTCGACCAGATCCAGGCTTACGTTCTTTGAGAACTTTGATGATTCGTTTCACATCAGCGAGAGAGCTGATGATAGTAACTTCTTCAGATCCTCGTCGAAATTCACGTTCACGTGCCTGACTTAGCAGGGCTTCGGGGTTATATTCGTTCATTTCTTGTCCGAAACTGACCAATGGTGACACAAGTTCGATAGCTGTAACTCTACCGCGATGCAGCAGCTTGTACGAAGTATTTAGCCAATTGGTGGTCCTCTGAAGTGCAAACAGAATAATAGGCAGCAATAACCAATTGGTAGCCCAAGATAATAGCAATGCACCTGGGATAGAGTAAATGACACTCATGCATTGCCCACAGGTGATCCACTTATACAGAGTCCAGTTGTACCACACTGGATTCTCTGCGTACCTGGGAGTGATTCTAGAATGAATCAGGGCGTGACTGATATCTGAGTCTTTTACTAACTCAATTATAGCTTCGGTCGCTAGAGCGACGAAAAAGAATGCTATTACTGGATAATATGGCGACAAGAGAAATTCGTGCATTGTTTCCGGGGCCTTCCGCCAACACGGGTCATCATAACTGTATGCTGGCAGAGGGGGCACTTCTCAGCGTCGGGCCGTCTAACAGCTCGTGGGACCGACGTACGTTCGCCTGTCTTTTGATTATTTACAAAGACACGCATAGTGGAAGACGGTTTTAGATTCACGGCCTGTGGAGATACTGCCTGATTATTAGCAGTCTGAGGGGTAATTTGAACGCGAAGAGGTCTTTTACTTCCACCGCAACAAGCCATAACTTCACCTAGATGGAAAAATGCTGTTTTATCATTCTTATCTTTGTAAGAAGATCATTTCACGATCTTAGAACGATAAAGATTTGTCCGATCTTTACTATTGGTGCAAGCCTCAATCTCGGACTCTGTCGCACCAACGCTCTCAAGTATAGCCACTTGATCAGGTTTCTTGCCTCTCCCGAAGCGTTTCGTTAGCTGCCGGGTACCAACAGGATGTAGAGGACCTTGGTCACGTTCGAGATAGTCCGCCATAGCACGTAGAACTGTCGGAAGGTCCCATTTACCGTGGATACATCGAGACTTATGGAAGTTCTCGATCTTTCCAAGTAGAGCGTTGCCTTCAGAAGACACAACTGCACGAATCCTACCGGATTTATGATCATGATCGACGACAGGAATTAATTCCTCATGGCCCAGAATTGGGCAATGTGGTGGAATATTCTCTTCTCGCCATTGGGCCAGACGCGATTGTGGTACGTAATCGTCGTACTGGGCCATATTAGTTCTCTGTCACGATCATTGTGTTGAGAACTGAAACTGGTGAAAAACCAGCCAGATCCTCTAACGCGAGATAATCCTCGATGTTAGGTGAGTTCACAGAACTCGGGATCAACGGATCTGGGATAACCCGCATATCTGTCTCGGCAGCAAGAGCTACTTGCTGGATAGTGGTGGCGGGATCGTTTTTGTCAACGACGTTACCGTTGGAGTCGATAAGCGTTGGTTTGACGTAAACTGTGTGGACTGCCATAATTATTCCTCATTAGAAACTGACCAATCTAGCTCGTGCAAGGCCGGATACATATTATATTGGCCTAAAATGCCTCTCGCAGCATTGAGATCGAATTTAGTTTCCTCTTGGATACCATTCAGAACGGTATACTGAGCCCGCATCTGATATGGACAAAGGGATAAATCCACAATGTTGATATTGAACAAGAAGGTGCGGGGATCAGCAGAAACGAATTCATGCAATTTATTTGGACATTGAAGCATCTTTTCAGCTCTTACTGGCCCGATTCCCCTATAGCCTTCAATATTGTCCGATTTGTCTCCCATTAAGCACTTTTGCAGAACCGGGTTGCAGAGAGGCTTCTCGTAGAAATCCCCTGCTGGTTTGAGCTGCCGAGCATTCAGGAATCTGAACGGGATCTGCAATAAATCGTGGTCAGATGAGAGGACCACGAGGTCAGTAGGATGGAACAACGCGGCGAAAGCGTAAACAAGGTCGTCAGCTTCGAGCTTGTCACAGTAGTATTGGCGGAAGCCTAGGACTGGTATCACTTTTTTCAACACTTGTAAGTTGATACCGATTGCTTCGCCAATTTCGGGGTCGCTTTCTTTGCGGTTGGCTTTGTATGGTGGATATAGTTTTCTACGCCAAGTCTCATTTCTTGGACAGTCCCAGAAGATATGAAAAGAGGTGGCATTCGCCGTTCTAATCGACTTCTGTATGATACGAAAGAAAACCTCTACCGGACTGTCCTTCGATCTAACGAAGATAGCCCGGTAGAGGATGTTCTTACCATCTATTAACAGATGGGTTCCTGGCAACATGCTAATTTGAGAATCCCTCAAGCATACTTTCGATTTCGTTCATCACGTCGTCTCCGCCTCCAGTTGGAGGCTGGACTGTCTCAGCTGGTGCCGCGACAGGAGCCGGGGCAGCTTGGACCACTTCAGCTGGTGCAGCTGGTGCAGCTGGTGCAGCTGGTGCAGCTGGTGCCGCGACCGGAGCAGCCTGAACAGGTGCCGCAACAGGTGCCGCAACAGCCGGTTGCGCCGGAACGGGAGCCACAACAGCAGCCACGGGAGCCGCAACAGCTGGTTGTGCCGGAACGGGAGCTACAGTAGCCGCAGCCGGGGCAGCAGCCATTGGAGCAGCCGGGGTCCCGAATCCATCATCTTCAACACCGTTGATCAAGTTCTGAGCAACCTTGTTGAGAGATTCAATATTCGGAAAATCGACCTTGGTAGTGAGATCGAACCGCGAGGACAGAATTTGCTGAATACCAGCAGCATCAGACATTGCGGTCGGAGTTCCACCATTAGCCAAGAAACCCGAAGACTCATAGGTGTTGTTCTGTCCCTTGACTCTACAAGAAAGCTGAAACATGAACGCCGCGTTCTCATCAAAGAACGCCCCATAAGCTTGCGGATCAAGCGAATCGCCAGGACCGGTTCGTTCAAGAGCCTCCACCCAAATGTCGAAACACGTACGTGGAGCCTTGTAGAACATGACACGGCCTTCCAAATCGGAGCCATTACCTTGTCCGACAGGGAAGTAAATGTTGACGACTTTGTAGTCGGCTGGCATCCATTCACGACCAATCGCACTCTTTGCAGCACGGTCATCAGCAGCTTCTTTCATGAGATCGAAGCCGTGTTGACACACTGGACATGTGCCGCCATCGCAAACCCGAGGGCATGGCTGTGGCGGCTTGCAAACACCGAAGTGAATACCATAAGGCAAGAAGAACGTATCCAAGCTATGGGAAGCCGGGGTTCCACGCAGCGGATCATTTTCTTGGTAGGGCGGAAGGATATAGAAACGGTACTTCAATTCCTTTCCAGCATCAGCTTTCGCGGGTCGGAACTCATCCGGATCGCTACGGCGACCAGATTTGAGTGCATTGACTTTTTTCCGCATGGCATCGAGATCATAACTCATAACTCATTAACTCCCAGAACTTTCAGAACGTTTCAAACTAGTAAGTGTACGGCCCAAATCAGCCTTCATACGAATCGCTTCAATCATGTAGAACATCTTGCTCGCAACCATATGGGATTGAGCATGTTGAAGTTCTGCACGGTTAACACGTTCGTCCTTCTCTACCAGTGTTTTGATGGCGTCTTGGGCCAGACGGACACCATCTTTCGCAGCGGCATCTAATATCTGTTCATGAGCGGTGGCCCTTGCGGTTTTCACCATTCTTTCCAGAATATTAGTACGGTACTTGGCTTCTGCATAAACAGCCGACCAGAACGCTAATTCTGAGGAAATGTCGGCCAATTGATGCTCAACCGTATCGTAGTCGAGTGACACATTCGCTAAAAGATCAACACGAATGGTCTTATTTCGTTTCTCTAATTGATTGTTCTGGCACTGAGGGCACGCAATCAAATTAGGATCAAAGACAACATTACACTGAGCACAGAAATGCTCGAACATCGAAGGAAGAGTCACTTCGAATTTGAATATCTGCGAATCAATAAGATCCTGCGGAACACTCTTTATAAAGGGTAATTTGCTCATATTAAATCCAACACATCAAAAACTCATTGCTCAGTACATTTATATTTGCTTGGAACGAACGACAGATATCTCTTTCCACTGCTTCCAGCGGTTCCCCATCGACACCTTGTAAGGGAACACAAGATCCTGCGTAAAAATCCCATCAAACGGACGATAAAAAATCTCACCAACCTTCTCAACCACATGGCCCAAAATCTTCTTATCCTTAGGCAAAGAAAGGACCACACCATCATGGATGTCTGTAATTAAGTAGTTCGGAAACATCCGACGAACATTCCATAACACATTCTGCATCGCAGCAGCAACACTACCCTGCAAAATAGCATTAAAAACAGAACGCTCCGTACGATCTTGCTTCAAACGAAACTGACGACCAACAATATTAGCAGAATACTTATCCTCACGAAGCTTCATCAACGTACCCTGCAACCAATTACACAACTTCGGAAACTCACCCCTAATCACCTCATCAGAATAATCCAAACTATTAATCGTCTTCAACAACAACAGCTTAGCATCATCCCGAGCCTGACTACCACACCCAGTCAACCGCTTAGACAAATAAGTATAGGGGTCAGAATCGAAGAAAGAACTATTAAGAGCATCATCACCCGAAAACAATGAAGCGATCCGAAAGTCAGCACAAATCCAGTCAAAATGCAACTGCACTGACTCGTACGGCATCATAGGCTGATAAATCGCATCAGCATTAGACCAACCTTGAACATTAAAACCAGTACACTTCGATCGGCCAGAATAAGTGTCCCAAGACCAATGTGGTTCCATCTTGGTGTAATTCAACATCAAACCAGTGCGTTCCATTCCAACGTAAACGCTTTGTGCTTTGGCTAAGATGTTCTGATATGGACGATTAGGAACAGCCTTGACCAACTCGACGATCTTTTCACAAAGGATCTTATCCTTACTAGAATCGCCGGTTGATTTGATGGAACTGTAAGCATAGTCGCGAGCCTGCGTCCCGCCATGCAGCTCTTCCATATTGAAAGCTCGGAGCAGATCACCCATATTCGGGGACCGAAGATCACCTTGAGCGGCCCACGACAATAGTTCGTGTGCTCCATCAAAGCGTTTAAAGGTCTCAGCGAGACTCTTGCCTCCGCCCTGCCTGAAAATCTCGAAAGCGACAGTCTTCTGCTCGTTTTGGAAATGAAACCAAGCTGGGCGACCTTTATTGTCGATAGTCGCCACAGCGTAAGTTGTCATTTTTCACCAGATTTCGGTACGTCAGATGGTTTAAAAGGCTCAGAGGCAGTTTTCTGAGTGAAATACTTGGTGTTAGGATCGTGTTTGCCCTGGTCCTTCAACCCACGACGAACATGTTCGACTTCGCCTGGGACCCTGTGCTTAGAATACGGGTCTTGATTATCTAGGTGATAGACATGCATGTCACGTTTCGAACCAGCCTTATCTTTCCATCCATATCCGCGTATGTAACTGGAAATGTTTACACCAACGAATGTCTTGTCACAATCTCCACTATTACATCGTGGACAAAGAACCGCCTCTTTTAATTGTTCTTCCGATGGATTCATCGTATGGAACGTCTCGAACAAGAGCTTCTCGCCATATTCTTCTTCGGACATGGCATCGGCTTCTGCCTCAGTGTAATTTGAGGAGCAAGCATTGCATTGGTAGACGTAAACTGGCATAATAAATCTTCAAGGTAGAATTATAGTTGGCGGCGGCGGATCATCTCTTAAAGTGACCATTCCTTCGCCATGACATTGTTTACAGCAACCCATGACGAAAGACACAGCTGACGAACAGGAGCATTCTGGTGTATGCCCCGATCCGCCACAAATACCACACCAGTCCTTATGAATCACACGAGCCGCAGTCGGGCTCGCAGGACGGCTTGCAGACGACGTTGACTTTTGGTCCAGTCGTTGCCTTGTAGAAGATGTTTTTCTCTGTGAAGAGTTGGACAAGTCGTCCCTCATAAGCTGGGCCTTGTTCCTCGACGTTAACGATACCACCACCCTTCGGGTTGATGATAACATTTTGTCCGAGCTTGAACGAATTGACACACTGGGTTCCAACACCGACGATAACGCCAACATTAGAGAATCCACTTGCACCGGGCAAGGCGATTTGGGATTCACGCGGAGTGAGCATCACAGCGACGTAATCATTAAAGACTTCGACAGCTGGGAGGGTTGTCTGATCTGGAACAGAATCAACGACGTTGTGAGACTTTTCGAGGGAAGTATCAGGACCGATCTTACGAGCGGTACCAGCGGATTCAGCAGCTTCGAGAGTAGCGGATTTTGGCAGAGCCATGTTATTCCTTTTTGGACTTAGACTTGGTAGGAGCGTTTTTGTATGTAACCTTGCATTTTCTGCTAGGAACCACAACATTATCTCCGACCGTGATTTTATGACCGGAGCCGTCTCTATCTACAGTGAAAGTCCCACGTTTAATAGTATCAGTGATCGTCTCGGACGCATCGACTTCGATTTGGATGATTGTTTTCATATTACGTATTAATCTCTCGAACTTTCATGGTAGTGTAATTGATCTCGCAAGTAACGGTCTTGTGTTTAGGACCATTCCGATTCTTAGCAATAAAGAAACGAAAACGTGGAGGACTTGATTCACGTTCCTCGGGAGTCTGGTTGATGGTGATAATATAGTCCATTGAGAACTGCTTGGCATAAGACTCTGCCGCGTCCTTCAATGTAATAGCTTCGCCAGTAGATCCCGCTGACCTATTCGTCTGCGTAGCCGTGAATACTAACACATTTTCATTTTTAGCAAAGCCCCGAACCTCATTAGCAACAGCTTTTTGCCGACTGTAATCATCACGATTAGCATACTTATTTCTACTAACCATCAAGTCGAGATAATCGATAATAACAACGTCCGGATGCCAACCATGAGACCGACGAAGGTTATCTAGCAAGTGATACAAATGGTCAACACTACATTGCTCAGGCGGCAATTCAGAAATGAAAATCTTGCCATCATAAGTCGTCTTCAACGAATTAATCTTGCTCGTTATTTCATCCTGGCGACTGACTAATTTGTCCATCGGGATATCTTCACCAAGAACGCCAAGACACCGCATCGAAGTCTTAATGTAATCAAGCTCAAACGTCACCAACAAAACATCCTGCCCAACCCTACCACCAGGACCGGGGCCCTGCCAAGACGTAATGGCATTATTACACAGAACAATCGAATTATGGCTAACCAAACCAGAAGTATAATACCAATGCGGATCAGATATGGTAATATCATAAAAATCTTCCTCGGGACCATCATCAATATAATAGCCACCAGGAGAATAGTAATTTCCATGCCGTAGATGTTCACAATGGAAACCAACTAAAACATCATTAGTACAATCTATTTGATCAGCACGGGCTGCCGTTAATTTTCCATCCCTTATGATCTGTAAAACATGCCCAGGATCACAAGAAAATTTATCAGCTCGAAGAGAGAAAATCTTAGAAGGCCCGCGTTTCATGAACGCAAAATCAAGAACTTTAGTCCAGCCAGATGGGGTCAACACATGGTGAATAGCATCAGGATTCTCTTCTAAATCATCTTTAATGATTGATAATGGAACTTCTTGAAGTCTATTCGTCGGTTTAATTGATCTAATTTTCATCTGTTTTCAAATTCCATGTGATTTTCAATGGCCGATTGTACAGGTTCACCCACAGAAACCACTTGCGGCTTTCGTTTTTCATGAGGACGAAAACCTTCTGCTTTATATTCATGCTGAAGACGCAAATCAAGCCATTTGGCGTCCTCTAAATCAAGTTCGATTATTATTTTCGACATCTTCTATAATCCCTTTGAGTCTTAAAAAAGCTTCCTTTGGTGTTTTCATAATCTCTGATTCCCAGAACACGTGAACAACATATCCAAGAGCTTCGAGATCGTTTTTCCTAATCTCATCTTTTTCTTTTTTGTTCATTCGTCCGTCATTACAAACAAAACGATCTGAATGCCAATAATCACCATAAACCTCTATTACAATATTATCAAATAAACAAAAATCTACACAATACTTGTCTATCAGAAACTCGAATTCAAAATCGAATTCGAAAGAATACAACATGCCCCACATAGCAAGTTCTGGTTTAGTGACAATTTTAGATTGTAGAGATCTAGTTCTGGCAGACACTCTTTTAGTCTTATCAGTATGACCTCTTCCATGAAAACCATTATTAGAACCACATGACTTTTTACTTAATTCCTTTTTTATTTCCGATTTTGGTTTGCCGGTTCTTTTTTGAATCGATTTAATAGAAGCCGGGTTTCTAGCCCCAGAATTACATTCTCTCAACAACTTTTTCAATTCATCGGTAGAATACCTCTCAGCAATCCCTTTCTGACGAGAGCTTAAAGCGATAATAGCATCATCAACTTCCATCCCCTGATATAGATAGAACTCTATACATGATGGATTTCGGAGTCTGTTGATGCTACTACATTCTCTAGCAAAACAAGAATAAGCAAAATCCCTTCTGTGAAGGTTGACATCTCGGCCGCAACCACAACAACATTTTGGGACTTGAAAATAATCTTTCAAATAATCCCCAAAATCCCCACCACGCTCAGAATTGCGTCTCTTAATACCATGTACATCATGTAAGTGTGTCATGAGCTTATTCGGATGAGATCCGTCACACTTCCAATCGCATATCTGACAATTCCAAATCCCAGGAATCATCGACAGATGGTAAATCTCCGATCTCATCCTCTTCGGTAAGATCTTTAACTTTAACTGCTCCGCGTGCAGTTTGAACTTTTCTAAATCCTGCAAGTTGTCGAACCGTACCATCTTCCATCTCCAATTCATAAAGCTGTGAATTTTCTTTATTTACAATCGAAGTTGATAAAGAATGGCATTTACCGACGTTTGTTCCCGCCAGCCAACAAACGACTTCCTTCGGACCGGGACCGCCATCATTAAGAAACTTATCAAGACTTCGGAAACCAGAGGTACGATGCTCAATAGCAGACGGGCTGAACAATAATTCATAATTATCCAGAAGCCACAAACCCTGGACCTGCAGATCAGTAATCCGATTAGCCTCTTCGACGATCTTCTCGATCTCATCAAAATCCCCGTTCTGATAAGCAAGCATCGCCTCGTCTGAATAGATCAAGCCGAAAGCCCTCTTCCGAGCCCATTCGACCATCTTCTCTTTCAGAATGGGAACATCACGCGGGTTCGATTTCTGATCGATAAGTTCCAGAACCGATTCATATGGGTCATCCTCAGTCATATGCTGAAGGATGAAATCACGAAGCAGGCCCCGAGTCGGGACGATTTGATGCTTCTCAATGTGATTAAGAATGATAGCGATTACGTATCGTGCTTCAACCGCTTCAAAAAGATCTGGCGTTAAGAATCGTCCGATCGAAAGAAATAGATCCGGGTGATCAAGGGCAAGGGGGATCAGAGCCTTCTCAACGTACTTGCCAAATTCGCTCTCAGCCTCGTTATTTTGAGTGAGAAATTTGGAAGTATCTTCGTACATATTATGGTCCTGAAGTGCCGCTCGTACCTGATGTAGGATCAACGCAATGCGTAGCGATCCTATTTTGAATTGCAGCTAGTTGATTTTGATGATACTGTTCTGCCAACGCAAGAGCATCACAGATCTGAATAAATTCGCATTCTTCGAAAGTGATAATTGCCCCATTTGTCAGACTCCGACGCTCCCCATAATGGGGAGCATGCGTTGGCAAATTGGGCCTAATTAGAATGGTATAAACCCACCCATTATTTCCACGGGTAACACCCGCAATCGTATGAGCTTCTAAGAATCCGACTGAGGCGGATTCTCGGAGGTAGACGGTTGTTCCTCGTTCGTAGAGGGGAGCGTCGTAGGGCATGAGTCTGTTCCAGTGATTACATGATTGTAAATTCTCTGAAATAGATTTGGGTCTGTCGCCAATATAGCAGCAGAAGCCGCCATACCATTGCCAAGAGATTCCCCATCATATTTGATATGACTCCCAGAGACAGTAACAATTTTCTTATCTTTCGCTACCGTCAACAAGCTGGAATATGGGTCGACACCATAAATTGGGTATTCAGGCAGACCAAACGTGATATTGAATTCAGCAACAGTAAAAGGCGGTGCGATCTTATTCTTCTTGAATGTCACCTTGGTGGTATTACCAACAATGGTATCACCAACCTTGAAAGAGCCTGTCCGACGAATGTCCATTCGAATAGACGAATAGAATTTCAATGCCCTCCCACCGGGGGTTGTCTCAGGAGAGTTATGCACAACAACACCAACTTGATTACCACCAGCCATGTAATTATGATTCCCTTCTACAGAAATATCATACTTTCCCTTCTGCTTCATTTGTCGTTTGCTAGCTGGTCGAATATCAACAATCTCAACACCGCAAGATCTGAAAGCCCTTTTTCGACTAAGATTTAATGTTTTGTAAAACCCGCGACGACAAACAGGTAATTTTCTGTCCATACATTCTGGGACAAAGCAAGCGATCTTAGAAGCAATATTTTCGCTGATGTCCACGTCAAATGTGACTCTGCCACCACGAGACATGTAGTGGAATAAGCCTAATTCATCAAGTGCTCGACTAATTTGATCAAGCTTCTCACCATCACCAGCGAATCGTTTGATAGATAATTGATAACGTTTACGTTCGTAAACAGCATCATCCATCATCCAAATAGCAAAACCAAGCCATGAAAAATTGTCAAGCAAAATCATTGGGTCGCGATTTGGATAATCACGCTTAACTTCAGCAAATTCAGGATACTCTATTGAAGAATAAAAGACGCCAGAATTACATTTATAATCAGCCATCTTAAGACCAGCAGCAGAAAGAATTTCAGCCTTCCAATTCATATAATGAGTATCAATATTATCTCGAATCTTCAGAGCAGCTCCTAATCTCTTCTTATTTTTGGAGATATGAGAGTCACCGGACAACACTCCAGTAAGGAATTGACCAAGAGTGCCATTTGGGTGACCGTCTTCATCAAACACAAAACAATCTTGTTTTGTGGTAAGATGATCACCCACACTCAAAGAATCCATTTGAACGAATTCATTATCACACAATACTTCGTGACTTGGAGTCACAGTGATTTGCATGGTACCGTTTTTCGTACCAGTACCACGCAATGAAACGTGAAGATAGTCGTCAGATATTTCTACATCACCATTGTGGTGCCAGTCGACGATTTTCTTTGGTTCGAATTCCTTGGTCTCGATGTTGTAAGACCATACCTCACCTTCAACCTTTTCATCATAAACTTGACGAATCGGCAATACTCTGCCATCTACAAATGGGATTAAAGTGTCGGCATGAAGGCAGCCGAACATGACGCCGATCTTCTCTCGGATCTGATTAACACACAATAGAGTGCATTTACTGGCTGAAACAGGGCCATTGATTTTAGCAAAGGCACGACTGTTCATTCGAGCATTAGCACCAATTTGGTTGTTACCCTCAAGAGTGCCTTCGATTTCGTCTTTCGTGATCATGGCAGCGATAGAGTCGATGATCACCAATTCTACCTTGCCGGATTTGACAAGCAATTCGACAATATCGTACGCTTGCTCACCATTACTCGGCTGAGAGAAGATCAATTCTTCGACGTTCAAACCGATCGCCGAAGCCCAAGTGGGATCAAAAGCGTGCTCGACGTCGACAAAAGCCACACGTCCTGGTCGTTGCCCAGTCACTTTGCCAGAGTCGTCTTTGACGTCAAAAAGAGTGTTCTGAAATGCTGCACCGATTTTGAGGCACGTGGTAGTCTTTCCGCTCGACTCAGGCCCATAGATCTCGATGATCCTGCCTCTCGGGATTCCGCCGCATCCGATCGCCTCGTCGATACCGACGACACCGGTTGGAACGGAATCTACTGGGACAATAGCGTTGTCTCCAGCGAATCGTACGGCTTCGACACCATACTTAGATATGAAGTGTGCTCTCAGCTCAGTCAGATCTTCAATTGCTGTGCTCTTCGTTTTAACTTTCACCATCATTCTCACCTTGGTTATCAGAATTAATAGCCGGTTTCACTTCCGTAGTGAACTGGCCTACTACCTTTACGGCAGATGGTTTAACACGTAGAATACGGGCACCTCGTGACAACACAAGGAATTCGTCGTGGCTAGATACAACAGACCATCGGCCACTTGAATCAAACCCACCTTTCTGCCCAAGAACACCAGTGGTATCAATAATAATTACAATGTCGAAAGCACGGATATTCTTCATTTCAAAAATAATCTTGAACCAAAAGTGGATGGGAAACTAAACTTATGAATAACCAAGACAAATCAATCGTCGAAGAGATCCGAGCTTATTTAGGTCTCGACGCCCATGACAGGGGCGATGAGCAACGATTAGCTTTGGGTTCGCAACATATCCGCGAATACATCGACGACGCCTATCGTCTGAAAGTCGGTAAACTATCCCACTTCGATTCAATCGTCACTGCATTCAGTAAAACACATCACTCAATGTATATTGACGACCCCGCATTCGTCACCACCTTCAAAAAGGAAATGACAGCACGGGGCCTACCAAAACCACAAATCGAAGAAGCACTCGATGCGGTCGACGCCGTTCTCGACAAAGTCGTCAAAGAATTTGGTTCAAAGCAAGAAAAAGACGGCGGAACCCACCCGAAATTCGACGACATCAAAGAAGTCAGTCAACCCGGACAACCCGATAATGGTGGATTAGTCAAGCCACGAGACGGGCACAAGCAAGAGAATAATATCGACAGCGACCTGCCAATCAACCGTGACAAAGCCCCTAAAACGGCAGAAGCCTGAACTAGAGGGTTAACGGCGTACAGTAACTTCCCCAGCCCCATTGCATTTGGGACACTTCTGACCACTCACCTGACCGGTAGGAGTCCCATCCTTCATACATAATTTACATGGGCTAAATTGGACTGAATAACCGTCACCAAATGATTGGTCGACAGCTCCATTATTCTTCCCATCTCGCTTCATTCTCTCCCAATTATCATTGAAAGCCTTCTCGCTATTAGTATCAATAGCGATAATGGTTTCACCAGTCTCATCCACAGTACGTTCTGGTAACTCAAACTGACGACCAGTCGGAGACTGAACACGCTGCTTGACCTGAACCTTCTCACCGGGTTTAACAGATTCAACAATCGGAGTCCGAGCTGGTGCAGGGGTCGAAACGGCGACAGCTTGAACCGGAGCACCCTCCGAAGCACCCTCCGAGGCTTCCTCTTGGTCTTCCTCGTCTTCGCCGTTACGTGATGGTATTTGCTGCATCCTCATCGTTACAGGACCAGGAGAGGCCACAGGAGCCGCTGGAACGGGTTGAGCCGCTGGGATAGGTCCATTATCCGTAGGTCCACCAATGGTCATCATACCGCCTTTGGCGATCGCTTCCTCTAAATCGAAGCCGAAAGTCTCAGCCAATTCTTCTGCTTGAGTGACCAATTTGACCACCGCATCCCTTACTTCAGCGAGTGATCGACCCAACTCGTCATCGCAAATAGCAACAGTAATCGGGCCAAGACTACATTGAACAGTCACAGAAGTATTAAGTTCTTCAGTCGTCTTGCTAAACAAGCATTTTTTAGCCATCGTAGGAACCCATGTCAAAAGCAATTATTGTCAAAATTGATCTCGCAACGCCGCCCGAAGAATACATCAAACGTCACTTGGGCAAGCAGTCTGAAGAAACCAAGGCGGCAATCGAAAAAGTAGTCCAAGAGAAAAAACTCGTCCAAAATGCCAAGGATTCTCTGAAAGAAAAAACACGCCAGAAAACCACAGCATTAAACAACCTATTTACTCAAATCCACGCACAGGGCGAAACTGGTATGCCCAAGCAAGAAGTCATCGACGCCATGATGGAAATGGAAGCCGTCAAAAGCTCGTCCGGAGCGACTTTGAAGCTCAAGAAAATGGTGGCCACCGAATTAGTCGGATATGAGCTAAAAGTGACCAAGACGCATTATTTCATCGTCAAAGCCGAAAACTGAGCGTAATCCCTAGGGACGTCAATAGTCCTCAATCTTTGCAAGACGGTATGGACCTTAATCTCCATACCGTCCATCATCCATTGAATCTGCTCTAAATTTTCAGTATGGGTATAATAACCAATTGACCCATTAAATTTCTTAGGAATTCCCTGCGGGAAGATATAAACACCAATGTGCTTATAAAACTTCGATCCATTATAGGGAATACAAGACCGACTGAAGTACAAAGCTTTGCCACCTGCAGCAAAGACAACTTTGACAGTATTCGGGTCATCTGGATCATCATACTTATCATCTGACAAGAATGAATATGCCAAAGTATGAATCGGAAACGAGGTGTCAGTAACCAAACCGGCCAAAATACCATTCAGCAACATCGGATCTAAATCAGGACAGTCAGCCTGAATGATAATAAACGGATCGTTGATATTATTCTTCATCAGATAGCGATGAACCCGATCAGATCCAGAATGTCCAAGAGTAGAATCAACGATCCGGACTTTAGTAAAGTCCACCTTACTCACAGCTTCTACTATCCTGGGATCATCCGTGAGAACAACCACTTCGCTAATATAATCACACTTGGCGGCATTCTCAACAACATGATTAATCAGCGGTTTCCCACCAATCTCTATCAGGACCTTCCCAGGGAAACGAGAAGAATCATATCGAGCAGGTATAAACGCAATCATACTATTGATCCATCAGCGATTTTTAATAAGCGGTGCAAACAACTGGAAACGTCCATAGCAGAATCCCATTGAGCAGACATACCCAATGGGACGATACCATACGACTTGAGCCAATGCACATCTGAAATAGCACCAGCTGGCAAACAGCCAGGATAGAAAAACCCAGAGATCAAATCAAAATCATCAACATAGGGCGTCAAATAAAGCCCCGGATTGTCGATCCGATCCAAGAAGTAGAAAATGTACTTGTTTTCGCTAACCTGTGCGGTCTTATAAAATTGAATCTGAGGATCGACGACATAAACCTGATTGAACCCCTCATAATTCAGCGTGCTCGACTCTAGAAGAATCACACTAATATCGATACTATGCAAATTAGACTGATAATTCGTCAATTCGCACAAATCATCGAGCGGGATAGTAGAAATACAATTATCGAACTCAATCACATGCCCATCATTAAACTCGATCCTATGAGGCTCGATAGACTTAATAGACGAGATGTTGCGAGAACTTTGCAATTCCTGATAGTACCGCTGGTATAATGCAGCATAGAGCTGATTCACTCTGGTCCCGTATACATCGAACTCCATCCGGTGCGGATAAACGAGTTCTAAATGTCCAGGGATTTGGAAGCCATAGGTCTTGGCCAACCAAAACGAGCAATGCTCTTTGTCAAAGCCGCGAACTAACTGCCCCTCGTGCGACCAGCAGCATTTATAGGGGTGTCGTTTGATGTCGATGTTCAAAGCCTTGAGTTGATTCTCTAAAGGCTTCAGTAGATCACTAGCATAAATGAAGTTGTCAGCCGATGCCGGATTGACTCCATAAAATCGACTAGGCCCGGCACTGATCATTTCATAATCGGAGCCTAAAATATGACGAGCCAAAAAAGCATTAAGGCCGGAGCCTAATATTACATTCATTATTCGCCGTCAGGGTCAAAGTCAGTTGGTATAGCATCTGGGGTGTTTTCTAGCAGCTCGCCCATCGCATCAAACACATCCCCACCACGAAAATCGATTCTATCTTCCTCAGGCTTCTTGACCTTCTTCCATTGATCACGACGGCGAATAAATTGCCCAAGGCCCTCGCTGCGTCTTTCGACCATTGGATCTTCGATTTCCTCGATCAACATTGGCTTCTCGTCATTGTCTTCATCAATAAACATTGCATCAATATTGCTCAATGCCGTTGGGTTGATGTCGAACAATACTAGAGAACTAGTAGAAATCGGATCTCTGAACGGAAATTCATGTTCGATGACTTCCGGAACATAGACGTAAGGAAAGCACTTTTCGCAGTACGTCGGTATGGGGACATTCAAATCGTCGGAAGGCTTTATTAGCTGTTCGATCAGACTGCCGCATTCCGGACATGTAGTCACAGCCATGGTGGGACGAATCAATTCGCCATTTTGACGAATATAATCCTTATTATAATCATCATCGAATTGCACTGGGCGTAGAATGAGCGATTGACCATTCAATACGCCTTCAAGGATAGCAAAAGGATTCGACATTATGATTCTGTCTCCCAAGAGCTTGCACCCGGAGGCACAGGCTTCGGTTCGAACTCGGGCTTGAATTGTGGGTGTATCAAAAACGAGAGATAATTTGGGTCGGTCGCCACCGCTTTCGTTTCCAAATCGACCTCAACAGCGGTGACAAACACCAAAAAAGCCGGACCATTCACAATTGGTTCGCCAGATATCTCACAATCTGCTCGGCCTCTGCGTTTTTTCTGCTGAAGTATAACATTCGTACCAATGACTTTCTGGGCGAATTTGCCATGACAATTGCCACACAAATCAAGAGATCCTATAGCAGCTTTGCGATTTGCTTTAAGAACGGAAGGCCCCATACCATTGATGATATTGACACTACAGAGATCGTAACTGTAGTATCTGAACTTCGATTTCAATTTCATGTGGCAAAGATCACACGATATTCCATCTTTAGTCGTAAGCTGGGCCATTAATCTTTCCGATTCAACGGGATTATCACATTATTACGCAACATCGTAAAGGACTTGCGTTTCGGCTGATAAGTCACCGGAATCATACAAGCAACACCCTTCCTCAGGACCGATGGGTTAATCTTCTCTAGATTGTCGCTCCAGATGAAAACTGTCGTGGTTTCACGACCATCAGTAACATTCAATCGACAATAAGGATCACCCTTCTGAGTGCTACCTCTATGTACTTCATTGATAATGCATTCGAGGAAAGCAGCCTGCTGAGTCATGAAATCCTCAATACAACCCTGGATATCCCGATTAGCCCGAGTATCATACATCAAAAGCGGATTGGATAGATGATAACCCAAATACTCTTCTTCATAATCAATGATTTCCGAGATCTTGTAATCGTCGAACAATTCATTGAAAGTCTTCAAATCGTGCTTATCTTCTGGCATCCATTCAGTCACCCGCTTCGGATAATTAGCTTCCTTCTTGCGAGGGAATAAATCACGATAGGCGTCAACCTGACGATCACGTTCATTCTCGATCTCGGAAGGCGACCAACCAACATGCTCAATCAGAGTCGGATACAACTCACGACGTTCAGCAGTCTTCATCTTCTTATACTTATAAACATAATAATGCCACAAAGCCCGGCGATTCTCATGATCCGGAACCTTCTCGAAAGCCCCAAGACGAATCAAACGCTCAACAAGAGTCTTACCAGCATTCGTACGTTCGATAAAGTCATCAAGCGATTCAAAAGGCCCCTCGACCTCAGTGATGGCACGATCTGATTCACCGATGCCCTTAATCGAAAGCATACCGACCGAAACAACATTGCCAATCACGCTAAAATTAGGGCTCAGATTGTTCACATCAACAGGGATGATCTCAAACTTCTCGTAGCCCTCTTTCGGAGGTCGTCCGAGCTTGGTGATCTCAGTAGGGTGCCAACCTTCTGCACGGGCCACGGAGATATAACGGGGAGCCTTCTTTGGGTCACACGTACTCAGAACCGACGCGATCCACTCTGGGAAGAAGTGAGCCTTGAACCATGTGCAGCGATACGCGATAATAGCAGCGTACGCAACGCCGTGACTATTTTTGTGAATAACGGAACTATTGCCGGTCAAATAGTTGTGGTGTTTTGATTGCATCTCTGGCGAATAAGTTCTTTTAACACCCAAAGAAGTCAACGATTTAATTTTCATATTTTCAACCCATATTTCAAATTACCAGAATCCCACAATCTACGATAGCCGTTTGCGAACATATTTTCTGACTCAGTGAGATCAGGATCAAAATGATCTAGTTTCTCAGAAAGTTTATGCTTTTGAAATGACCTTCTGTTATACAATTTATTAGATCTCCAATATCTATAACCAGGATTCGTGATACCATTAAATGTCATCCCAAATTTAGAATAACACGTATCTTGAGTAGTAAAAGATCGATCGACAAATGTTTCGATACAAGTCGGTTTGTCGAATTTAATAAAGCTTTTCATGAGTTTGGAAAAACCGCCAATAACGGTATGTCCAATAATATTTGCAAATCTGGAGATGGAATAATTTACATCATTTCTGGTTAGAGATAAAACAGAAACAATTTTACCATCATTCTCTAGAGCATACGCCACATGCGGCATAACTCCACAATGATAATGATTATCATCAAAAAATCTTTTAGCCTGCAAATTGTCCATCTTGATAATAGAGCATTTTCTTGCGTAGATCCTAGATGATAAACCCAAAGAATTTTTTATCATCGAATCTGCTACGATTCTTCGTTTAGAATAATCAAGATCAACAAACTGCAACAACTTAAAACCTCTTCTATAAGCCATGGCAGATTTCATAGAATGATAGTTTCTGTGATATGTCGATTCTTTAATATTGAATGAATGAAAATAAGCACCATGATATTCTATACCAACATTAGCATCAGGTAGCCAGATATCCAATTCCAAACCATTTAAAATAGATCGGTTAGATCTTTCTATTTTACCATCATAAACAGAAGCGATCCAATCAGCCAGTTCATTCTCTGGAATAGAAGTCAATTTCTCAGTGTTGCATTTAGGACAGCCATTTTTCTGTCTAACATGCCCAGTTGGGCTAGTTTCAAAATCACCGTGTTTAGGACATACGACTATCACTTTTGTTCGCTGATTTATATATATCGTTTTTGAATAATCATATTTATTACCATGGGTCGCAACACACCTTCCGATGAATTCTTCCTGGTTTAAAGTTCGTGGGTCATCTGATGGACTATCATAATAATCGGACCTAGCTTTAGTCACTCTGTCGACATAATCTTGATCTGTGCGAAATTTTTCCTTGATCGCCTTTGACATTTTCTCCTTGAAGTCTTCAGAAACAGAAAGCCTTTCATGATTGATCACCATTTTCTCACGATAAGAAGGATCTTTCCATCTTTCTTTGGCTGTTTCAGATCTTTTTGAAAAACTGGAAGACTTCGACGCAACAATAGACTGTCTCTCTTTAAAAGAGTCCAAAGAACGAAAACATTTCGGACAATGATAACAATTAACGTGTTTAGATTGATTATTAACCTTCCTAACATGATCATAAAAATTCGTATCTGAATTCTCATTGCAAGAATAACACGACACAATAACTCTATGCTTCAGCTTTGGTTTAACATGACCTGGATCGACCAATCTAAGGCGTGGTGATCTCCAATCCTTTGGCAACAATTTCTCTAACTTCATGATACAGGCCATCCTCACATAAAAATTTATGGTCTAAAGTCACGTCTTCGCAAGAACCGTCTTCGAACTCTACTCTAAAGATTTCTTGTTCACCAGAATAACTAATATCCACACAATGATCTATGAACAAATCTTGTCCATCATATGACCAAAGACTTGGTAATTGATTATGTTCAAGAAAATCACTTGTCACGGGGGGAGAGTCACACCATTCTTGAACAGTCATCTCTAATCCAGTAACAACACATTTCAATTTTGTGTCGTATGACAAACATTTATTAAAAGCGTAGCGGCCGAAAGCCTCAAGCTTGCCCCAATATTCCTCAGCAAAATCGGATCCAAGTGTCTTCGAAGCACCCCTCATCCACTTTTCTTTGATAGCTGGGAGCTTGTGGACCTTCTTCTTCGCAATGTCCTTCCGACTCATCTGAGCCTCGGTGGCCGAAAAACCACCCAGACGTTGCCAAAGAGCCGTCAACTGTTCCTGATAAGTACAAACACCATAAGTCTTCTCAAGGATCTCGAACATAATCGGGTTGCGAGCCTTAAGCTCGCCCTTCCACGATTGAGTTGGATCATCACGATTAGCCAAAACAGTAGGAATCGACTGCATCGGGCCAGGGTGCCCGAGAGCATTCAACAATGTCAACTGGTGCGGATCACTGACACCCTCACCCTCAGATGCGTCAGCCAAAATCGACTTGGCCAATGACGTATCGAACTGGAAAATCGTGTCCGTCCGTTGGGTGTTGATGAGCTTATAAGTCGCTTTATCATCATAGCGAATCTCGTGCTCGTTCCCATCCAAGTCATAAAACTTGCCACAATAACCAGCCTCGGGATCGACATCATCAAGACCCGAAAGTTCATAGCAACCGCCATATCCCTCGATCTCTTGTGGGATACCAAAAGTAATCCCGCGATTCGCCTTGATCATATAACAACAGTTATAAATGTACTCCAAGGTCTTAAGACCAAGAATGTCCCATTTAATATATCCGCATTTGGATAACTGTTGATCCCCGCCCTCAGACCACATCGAAACCCAAGGGCCATCAACCTTATTCTTACCAAGCGGGATGTTGCCAAGAAGCTTGGTGCTGGCGATGATTAGAGCACCCGCATTCATGCCCATGTTGCGAATTCGACCGACCATTTTAGCCGCATAGCCAATAGCAGCCGGGAAACGACGAGCAAAATCAGCTAAAGGCTCGCTCTCTTTCAACAGACGTTCGAGAGTCGGAGCGTCAGTTAGTTCACTACCACATTTCGGACATTGATAACGAGCGTGGCGATTGCCACACTCACGCATTTTGCCACTCTCATCTGTGACGTTGCCCTTACAAGTAGCCAGACCACCGGGTTTGAGGCTATCAAGATCATCGGGGAGATTAGAAGTCAGCTTTTCAGCTTCGTTCCTATGCATCAATCCTAAAGCGGTTGCTGCGTCTTGGATCGCCATCTTGAATTTGTATGTCTGCCATGTGCCGACACTACACACTTGAAGATCGCCTAATCCGTTCCCATCACCATAACGCCTGATGGCGTAGTCTTTGATCGGATCGCGGGCCGCTGGGAGACAGTCAATGTCAATATCTGGGACGTCGTTGTCTTTTTGGAAGTCATGGGGTGGGCTACCATGCTTCTCGACGTATGCGGCGACATCGTCGTAGCTTGTGCTGATTAGGCATTCCGAGCCTCGTTGAGACATGGGATCGACGGGTTCGGTCAGCATCCCGAGAACCCATGGTATCAGCAGATTGTTGGGGTTCGAGTCGAATTTGGCTTCGGTGTTGAGATACTCGATCCAGAGGCCATTTAAACCTTGCTTGTTCAGTTCGTACAACTCGAACTCAACACGATCCTTGTATTGTTCTGGTAAGTGGTCGGCTGCTTGCTTTACAGACTCTTCGAACTCTTCCCAGGTTTCAATCTTGTTTAGCAGCGTTGTACTCATCCAGTTTTTCCGGGTGCTTTTGTTTGACGTGATTGGTAACACCGAAGGCTTTCTTCATCGTTTTGTCACAGTAAGGACAGGAGAAACCTTCAGTCGGTTTCTCTATCACTTCTGGTGCTTCCTCTTCGGAACCACGGGGATCAGCGTTTGGTACTTCCGTGGTGGCATCCGTCTCGGAGTCGTCTTCAAGGAATTGTGGTGGCACATCATTGTCGACCACTAAATCCTCAACGTCAACGACGGCATCGGATGATTTGATGAAGTTCCGGAGCGAGACTGGAAGTAACACCCATGGGCCTTCTGCGACGATGTGTTTTCCTTGTATTGTATACGAGCTGTAATACAAGAGCAGATTATGGTCGTTCGATTGGGAAACGATCTCTTGCAGATGCTTCTTAGAGAAAGCCTTGCGAAATCCGACGATTTTGGATGGTGGTTCGACTAAGGCGAAAACGAATTTTTCGTAGTCGAGGTCATTGAGTGACTTGCCGATATCAGCAGCGACATTCCCGCTGTCATCTTGATTGTAGAACACAGAAGGGGGCAGATTTTTCACAATGATTTCATCCACAATAGCACGTTCGTCAGAAGCAGCCAAAAGAGACGATTCAGCTGATAACAATTTCTCGATCACCAAGTCTGGTGCACCATATTCAACACGCTTGAATTTGTCACGCCACTCACCAAGCACCTTCTCAGTACAAGATGACTCATCCGGGCTGACCAATATCAATTCGTGTCGGAAATTACCTATTGTGGCAGCTAAAGCCAATAATTCACCGCGACCGGCAGACGGGCAAATCTCAGCAGAACCAAACCAACGTGCCATGTAAAGCATGGAGTAGTCTCCATCTTTCATCTCACGTTGGACTTGGAGAGAGCAATAAAGTTGTCGGTCAATTATTGAGTCGTCGTACTGAATTCTGATCATGTTGATGAAACCGGTTTTGGCATGGATGCATTGAGACGGTATCCACCACGGGCTTCTGCAAGGAACCGGTCGAATGACAGGTCCCATTTCAGAGGATCGATCGAGGATAAACCGAGTAAGTAACAAACAAGACTACCACCAGCCGAATTAGAGCTAAATACCCCATTCAGTTGGTAACAATTTGTATTGCTGATTTGAATATCGTAAACCTTGCCATCATAATGTGACTTGGTTATCTTTTTGATTTTTCTTCTCTTTATAGAACCTTCTGTAACCAATTTCTGCAATTCGGCGATGTTCTGGATCTGAGAAGGTAATAGATTCTTGTTCATAAATTTTCTTAATTTGTTTCCACATATTAGTCCCACCGAGACCGGACAAAATCCCCTCAGCCAACAAAAGGTCTACATCATATAACACGTACTCATCTGCTACGCCAGTTTCTTGAATGTATCGAATAGCAGCTTCTCGCTTCTCGGTAATATTGTTTTTATAATAACCCTTTATTTCTGCTATTACTCTTTTTCCACTTGGATAAACAAGATAAAAGTCTGGGTGATAAAAATGAGACCCATAAGCTATAGCGTTTTCGCATCTTCTTATTACATCACATTCTTCCTTGATACGCGAAATGAATATTAATTCAAATCCGCTATCGAACCTAATATTATGGCCGTTTATGAGAATAGAACCATAAACCGACCTGCTTCGTCTTCTGTGTTTTGCTGAATATTCAACATCAGTTTGCATTAATCTATTGTGTTCTTCGAAAGATTTTAAACACTTGGACCTATAGTCGGGATTTTCCCACAACTTGATGCTTCTTTCTTTATGGTCACTCAAAACATCTTCTGAAGTGTTGATCAGCCTTTGTAAGCATATGTAGCATAATTTGGAAAATCTGTGGTTTTTCCTCACCAAAATCTTAGACCATTCTGTTTGACAATTTTCGCCACAAGTTTCACATTCATATGAGACAAGAATTTTGGAATTAACATCTTTTAAATACTTGATCGCAACATCAAAATCGATATCCCATTTAAAAACATCAGAATGAAAATTTTCTGGAAGAACATCAAAAAGATTTGGTGCTTTCTGCAATTTAATCAGACAATCTCGACAATAGTTCTTATTCTTATGATGTTTACGATATCGCAAATTGTGAGTTGTAGTAGAATGATGTTTCCCACATCCAATACAATCAAATTCAACTCTTATGTATTTCATCATGGTTGTCTATTAGGTCCGAGCGTGTATCAATGATTTCATCTGTATCTTTGATTTCACTCGCTTTCAACAACACAACGATTTCGTCTCTAATGACATATAATTTATGATCGGAAGTCACGGTGACACTATCATAACCATAGTCTATTGTTATCAATTCTTCCGAAACATCATAAATGAATTTGTTTTCGACTGTTTGTGGGTTATCAAATCCATCTAAGACGTCATCGCCAACTTCTATATCAAGAATAGCTTTCGAACTTCCGTCTCCCATTACCACTTTTTCAGTCGGAATAGAACAGCCCCGTGGACCAAAGATCCATCCCTGCGACTTTCCATACATAATCAGATCCTGAGTAATCAAGAAATAACTAGCAAAGCCTTTGGAAATAAAACGAGTCAGCTCGATAGTAGCTTGTTGGACGTAAGTGACCTCACGACCATCGATCACGAACTTGCGATCGACCTTATCAAGACCTTTCATTCTCAACGCTTTCATCACAATCTCAGTCAGCTTCGTAGCATCATCAGTGATACGCGGAAACTTTGGATTGCTATCCAACTCAATGTAATCACACTTATCAACAATCTCAAGAGTAGCATCACACATAGCCTCGAAAGCACTAGATGACACCTTCTCACAGTAGCGGTTCGACGCATAATAAGACCAAAGCTCAGCCCTGGTCTTAAAATATTGCTCGCTACTATTCACATGGAACAAATCAGGAGAATCAACAGTCGTCCCCTGAGCCGTAGCCATCATGATCTTCTGAATCTCGAAGTCCTTACGCTGAATGTAATGAGAATTGCCAGATGACAGACCGACCAAGAAGGAATGATCATCTTCGACTTGTATACACCACACTTCTTTTAAATCAGATTTAACGACTTTAAATGGATTTTTAATCCAAACTCCATGGTGATCTTGATGATGTTTAGATCTAACTTTAGAAGCGTCAAAATACTCGCCCAACCCAATCGCAAAGATACCAGCTTTACCGATAGAACCAGTATAACCCTCCCTATGTCTTGTTGATATCCTACGACCGTCTTTTTTCTTGATTATAGCATCTTTAGCGGGTCGTAGCTGCGGAGTAACCCCGACACCAAGACAAGCAAAAGCGTGCATTAAATCAGTGAAAAGTTGGAAGGATGTAGTAAAAAAACTGCGACGAGAAATACAACCATCACCTTCAACGTAACCTCGTATTAAAACCGACAACTGACGAGATGATAACTTAGTCCAAAATTGCGGTAATTTCTTAGCATAAACAGAAAATCCACAACAATTAGCGAACAATTTGGAAAAACCAGAAGAACAGATTCTAATTGATCTGCCTTTATCAGATACTTTAGAGATATCACTTGGAGAAAAACCAAATTGGGTAAAATATTCTTGTATCCGACTGAAACGATCAAGTTCCAAATCATTACCAGCAAATCCGAGCCTGTAGTCCTTATCGGTATGACCTTCAGCAATGTAAATGCCGAACAACCATAATAATTCATCAGTCAATTCTATGACATTTGGTATCGGATTTATCGATTTGCCGCCAAATGGGTAAATCAACCCATCCCTTACTTTACATCTAGGGTCGTCAATATAATCACTAATAGTCAATTCTTTTAAATCGTCATCAGGAAGAATGGGAGCGGCTACGTGTATAAAATCATCGGGACTAATATCACGAATCTCTTTCATTCCAATCAAACCGGTTTCATGGCATTTAGAATACAATCTATGATTTTCAGTGCATACCATCACTTGGCTACCCAGAAAACCATATAATTCTTCTCTATCTCTAACCTTTCTCTTACCAATACACTGTACTTCTCTAAGACGATTTTTATGTGTCCAAACATACTCACCAGGGCGAATGTCGCACAGCCTCTTAGAACCATTGATAGTCTGAACAGTAACCTCAGGATTCCAACAATCATTCGCAAGAACAGTCTTCAATCCAAAATAATCTGCCAAGCCTACTAGATCCCAAAAGACCTCGTAGTCATCCTCAATCCCTGGCATTTGCAATTCGATATAGTAATCCTCACCGAATGCATCCTTAAACTTCTTCACCCACGTCGCAGCAGCCTGGAAACGCTCCTTACGAGTAGTCTCAACAATGAGATTATCCTCTTTGTCTCGAAGTTCCTTATACCGAAGCTCATGAGCCACGGGACCATTAAGGCACCCGCTAAGAATAATCAGACCCTCTCGGTGTTTGCAAAGCTTATCGAACCAAATACGGTTCATTTTACGACTACCAGCCCCGAAGAGCCCATCATCATAAGCTTCCGTAGTCAATTTGAGCAAGTTATGTAAACCCACCTCATTTTTACACAATACAGTAAGGTGACGATTGCGGTTGATTCTAGTGGCGAGTGCGAAATTCTCAGCACGCCAAGCCTGACTCTTGAGCTTTATGCCTTGTTCGACCAACGACTGTCTTTGGGGTTCATAATCATTAAAATAAATCTCGCAGCCAAATATACTTTTCAGACCGTGTTTTTTGAATTCAAAATGAAAATCTGGAACAGATCCCATATGACCATGTTCAGTGATGGCCATGCCGGGCCATCCATTATCGACACATTTTTCGGCGTATTCTTCGATAGTCGCTACACCATCAAGTGCCGAATAAATCGAATGACAATGAAGGTGGGCAAATCCCGAAGATCCGGTATATTCGCTAGGTTCAGGCATCGAAAATCCAAAGAGTTGAAGTAATGGCAAGAAGAAGAACACAAGAAGAATTTATTGAACAAAGCTTAAAGAAACATGGCGAAAAATATGATTATAACAAATCTAATTATATAAATGAATATACTAAAATAATAATAATATGCCGAGAGCATGGCGAATTTGAGCAAAAACCGTCAATCCACTTAAAGGGACATGGGTGCAGAAAATGCCGATATGAAAAATTAGCAGCCAATATGGGTGGTGGATTAACCGGTTTTATTAAGAAAGCTTCTAAAATTCATGATAATAAATACGATTATTCAAAAGTTGAATATTCGACATCACAGAAGAAAGTGGTTATCATATGTCCAGAACATGGTGAATTCGAACAATTACCGTATAATCATATTAATAAGTGTGCTGGTTGTTTGAAGTGTTCGACCGCTTACCAACCCACAAATAAAGAATTTATAAACAAACTTGTTTATAAATTCGGAGAAAGGCATGATTATTCTAAAACTATATATACATCATCGAAAGACAGAATTACTGTAATATGTCCAGAGCATGGTGAATTTCAAATTAGAGCTGAATCTTATGTAAGATCTGGATCTTGCCCTAGATGCTGCTCGTCTAACGAACAATTGGTGATCCACGATTTTGTTACCAGCTTCGAACCAACGGCAAAATCGAATGATAGGGAAGCCATACGCCCTTTAGAATTAGATGTCTATATTCCAAGCAAAAAACTTGGAATAGAATATAATGGAAATTATTGGCATTCATTTAACAGAAATGAAACAACAGAAGAGAGAAAGAGGCACCAAACAAAATTCGAGAAATGCGAAAAATCTGGTATAAGATTATTTCAAATAAACACCACGGAATATGAAGACAAATTCGAAATAGTCCAATCTATGATCAGACACAGATTAGGATTATCAAAAAAGGTCGGTGCCAGAAAAACAATGGTCAAAGAAATATCTAACAAAGAAGCGGGAATTTTTTTAGACCGCTGTCATATTAGTGGCCACAGAAATGCATCTAAAAATTATGGATTGATTCTTGACGACAAATTGATCGCCACAACCACATTTAGTAAATATAAAATAGGTTGGGAAATAATAAGATACGCCAACGAGTTAAACATAACCGTGGTAGGCGGTTTTTCTAGATTACTAAAATCATTTATAATCGACAATCGACCGAAAACAATCATGACGTTTGCTGATCTAAGATATGGAAGTGGAAATGTTTATAAAGAATCTGGCTTCGAGTTAGTGAAACGAACGAAACCAGGATATGTCTATCTTGACTCTAATGCAAGATATATGGGGTCTAGGATAAAATTCCAAAAACATAAACTTGAAAAAATTTTAGAAGTCTTTCATACAGAACTAACGGAATCTGAAAACATGTTTCTCAACGGTTATAGAAGAATGTGGGATGCTGGGCATAATCAGTTTATTTTGAATCTCTAAAGCTTATGACTTTGTTGATATTTTGGATTAACGACGGAACGTCCGAGTCCTCAATCTCTAACACATCGAGAAGTTCATTAAAAGGATCAAATGTGACAGACTCCATTTCCTGAATAATAAGATAAATCTTATCACTATATTCCTTATCCCCAACATACTTAGCCCTAGGTTGGTACCTATCAAGTGTCATGCGAGAAGCACGGGCTGACCTCTCTCGAATCAATGGATTAGCCACTATTTTGGCTACAAACTCTTTTATCTTGTCGAATGGACGCAGTTCGACCCAAAACAGTTGCACAAATCTTTCAGCTGTCTCTGGGTCAGATAAGGATTTAATCAACCTCTTAACGAAGTCTTTGAAATACCGTTTCGATTTCGAAGAATAACCAGCATTGTAGCCATTCTCATAAGCCAAAGAACAAGCTTTGAGAGTAGAAAGAGAAGCTTCGCCCCTAGTTGCTTCCGGAAGCCAATATTCAGGAGCAATTATGTTGAGTTGTTTGAATTCGGAATCGAAGATTTTAATGTCCCAGATATCGAAAATATCAAGATAATAAACCGAGTTACCTATCTTGATAACAACCACTTTATCTTTTGAACACAGAAATTCAAACTTCGCCATTAGAACATTTCAGCAGCTTTCAAGCATCCTCGTGCCACAGTGAAGAGTGGACTTTTGCAAAGGATGACTTTATTAATCTCGAATGGCACTTCGAGTTCTTTGATCAATTTGATGCATCGATCATTGAATCCGGCAGGGCTGGCGGTGCCTCCTGCCATGTAGAGGTTGACACCTTCTTCGATTCTGGCTTCATTCTCGTTCTCTTTGAATCCTTCGATGATACCGGTAAGAACATTATTAATGAGAATATCATAATGTAACACAATATCCATGCCAAGCCGGTCATCAGGCTCTTTGCCGGGAGTGAGATTAACAGACATTTTACGTTTCGACACAGTAGTCGGAGTCTCTTTGGATTTCTTCCGGCTATCGGCATTGAATCCATGTCGTTGTGCTGTTTCATAATCAATCCAATCTCCGGAACCAACCCAGCAAAAGCTGAATATTTCTAGACCGTACTTGACATAGCTGACAGTAACGGTACCAGCACCCCAACTAATACCAATCCCCGTGCCATCGTCTGAGGAATCCAACACAATCGCGTGTGATTCCTTGATCGTATGCCGTTCGATATTGGACTTAGTTTCATAACTATCCAAGATGACATTGACTACACGAGTATGGTAATCCAGATTGATATCTTTATTAATCGCTTTGGCGGTCGTACAGTAACACAGCTTGACACCATCACCGAATTTGCCGATGTCGTCTTCAGCCGTCTGCAACAAGCCAGTGACAATCGTTGAGAGGATCGTCATAGCTTCTTCGTCAGCCGCAACACCGCCCTCAGCCATGGGACGCCGAAGATAATCGTTTTTGGCATAAGCGAATTCTTCTGCGTCTTTGCCGAGAATGATTGCTTGACCGTCTAGCTCGATCCAACGTGCCGGGCGTTTGGTCCCGTCAGATCTGACCTTGTTGGGATCATCGAGCATATTCTTCAAGAATGGAGTGACACGCTCGAAAGGCCAATAACCGTTAACCTCACTGAGGTAGCCGATTTCGCCGTTCTCTTCCTTAAAGGCAAGAACGATATTACGGGTTCCGAGGTCGAGTCCTAAGTATTCCATTTTCATTCTCTTTGTTCTACAAATTTCGCCAAGCCGAAACACCCTTGGTTTCTTGGCAACCTTATTTACTACCGAAGCAATGCGGGTATGCCCACGAACGATATCGATCTTGGACAGTGCGGGCTTGGTAGGTTTAGGAGCAAGAGGGGTATCAGCGATGACAGGGATTGGACGCTTTACAGTGTCCGACAATATTCTATTAGGTTCACTCGCCACTCTTTGCCCTTGAACCGAAGCTAGTCTTGGGTGCTTTCTTCATCATCGAAGCAGGATCGGGTAATGGAACTTCCTGTTTCTTACCGTAGCCATTTTCCTCTCTTGTTGGAAAATCCAACGTCTCCACATTGCCCTTATAGACTGTGGGAGTCTTGGGTGCTTCAACATTAATATTGATGACGGATTCCTTCTTCGAAAACACCCATGCCCAATAATTTGCTGAAACAAGAAAAAGGATCATCCAGACAATTGACATACATCACCCAAGATCTTGAAGGAAATACCACGATCAGTGCAATGCTCTATGATCCTAGTCATAAAAGTCTGACGTTTAATGGATTCAGAATTATCGCCAGCTGCGACCAAAGTACTGAACACACTATTAGAATTGACCAGGATAGACTTTGGAGAGCACGACACCAAGATCTCAATGGCAGTCAGCATATTATTGGAAGAGACAGAAAAGGGCGGTGCGAAATTGATATTCGACGTGAACTGCTTAACTGCGAACGTCCCAACCGGACCCAAAGACGGAGTGAACAAAGGTCCAGGACTAGTATGGTCAGGCAAGACTATCTGTGCGAATGTTCGAGACATATCGAATTCCGTGATCATCGCACCCGGCAAAGCGAAATAAAAATCCGCGTCGATATCGGGGTCCAAAGCAAAAGTCAAATAATTATACTGACAAAATTGATAATCATTCGAATAAGAGTCAGTCAGCAATACATCATTACCACGGACCTTATCAAAAAGTTTAATAAACCCGTCGCGGTTTGAATTGTGAACTCCGGTCATTGAACCACGAGATTGTGTAACAACGATCTCGTCTTTTTCAGTAGACAACAAGTAGTCTAAAGATTGGCGTGAATAATTCGACGACAATGAAGCCCTAACTGTTGGCAACGTTTCTCGGAATTTAACAGATGCGAGCCACCCTTCCAAGACTGAAACATCATATGACTTAGGGTGCAGCAGTAAACTCAATTCTAAAAACAAGTCGGTGATGTTAGTACACCGATGCAATAATCGTGCCAACGTGCCCTTATGAGCTATTAAACCGAACGGGATAAAATCCGGCTTAACATCGACATTCGTCAAAACCGGTTGAGTCTTCAAATTAGCTTGGAGAGCAACGTGGTTAATCTTCTTGCCGAATGGGTTCTGGATTTTAGAACTAAATGGCAAGATCTGAGGAACATACATTGCTTTCACATTTGTAGTATCAAAATCAGCCGGTGGTTCCAAGCACTGATACGACAAGTCTGCAATCATTACCCATTCTGTTGGAGATTTCCGGACTTTATCAAAGAGCCCAGAAATAGACAATCCATCAGAAAACTTGATACGATGTAATTCTTGATATTTCATAGATTAATAATACAGTGTGGATTCACACTCAACATTCGCCGGATTCCGGAAAGATAAAGTAATCATCCTGACAACACTCATCACCAGTTGGCTCTTTAGGACGAACCAACTCGTAAGGATATCTACCGGGTCGAACGCCCTCTGGGCCATACCATTTGAGATCTTCTGAACATGCTGCAGCATCAGTCCCAGAAATCCAATCGAATTCATGTTTTTCAAATGAACGGCGAGTGAAGCATCCGTCTTGAGGTTCCCATTGTTGTAGATCTGGGTCCTCGACTTCTACTTCAGGAAATGCATTAGACAAAGGCGTCGTCTTTTTTATAGCTGTCGCTACACGTTCCACAGCAACATACCGGCCTTCAACTATAGGCCGAGTAGTGGTAGTACCAGCCAAAATATCAGTCGTAATCAACTGAAAAGCATCTTGAGAAACCAAACGAGTATAATTGACATAAAAAGTGTCATTCTCGCAGTCCAACCGAAAATGAGTCAAAGTCCCATCAGGACGAACATTCGAATCATCTGGGAATTCACAAGGCTCAGTCCGGATAAAACCGTCCGGAATATCACCACGATCACCAGTGGGACCACGTTGACGGGCTTTCCAAACAGTTTCTTCGGGCCAACCACCGGAAATTTCGAATTTGAGAAGTCCGATATTTTGATCAAATTCGATCACAATATCATCTGGATTAGCCCCGATGCCATTGACCACTATTTCAAAAGAGCCATCTACTGGATTAATATCCAACTGGAAAATGACATTAGGCACAAGATTCAAGGAATTCGTCACAGTTTGTGACAATGCGATATTTGGACCAGTCGTAAGACCTAGAGACTGGTCAATTATTTGCTGGCGTAAACGTGAGAAAACCGTTTTCTCTTCATCAGCAGCAAAAGGGCTGTCAATCACATCAATCCAATATACCAACTGGTCCCCGAACGAAAACGAACCAGGGATTTCATAAAACCCGAAAAACCTAAGGCTAATAGGTGTGATTGTAGGATGATTAAAATACGTCCCAATCGGAATAGGAACATAAGCTTGGCCGGTAACGACATCATTAACCTTAAAAGGATAATATGTCGCCTCATTTGGGGCCGGAATACCAACCTCACCATCAGGACCTTGCTCGCCCTGGGGGCCTCGATCGCCAATACAGAGATATCGGTAGTAATAAGCGACGAGCTTTTGTTCGTTGACGTCGATATTGATTTCGCCATTACCACGATAGCGAATATCGATTAGCCCGTCAGGACTGTAGAAATAATAGTAATATGCGTCAGTGCCAGGAGCGATCTTGAAAACGGAAACATCAAGACCTTGAAGAGAATCCTGCAGCGTAACGAGCTTGTTATAAATTACCGGTGTGATCAACCCATCCTGGACAGGCGATGCAAGAGGAATCAACTCATTCAGCTCATTCTGCACCCAACGAATAGATCCGCTTTGATACCGCCACTCAATTCCATTTGTGTCGACAAACAGTTGACCGTTTATCGGATTACGAGGGAATTTAGTGACAGCTGCCATCAATCTACGCCTATGTTATCAACTGTGTACAGTGAATCGCCTTCATGGATAATCTCACTGTTTAGCTGCTCCATTAAAGACTTATTATATTTATCTGCGTGTTTATCACGATCAAAATATCGGCTAAAGAGATCTTGAACTTGCATCCTGGACGGAGCACCATGACCCCTATTAACTTCGGGCTCAAGGGAATCTTTCAGTCGAAGGAATCTGACGACCTTTGCTCCCTTATCCAACAATTCTTTCCGGTATTGAGTCGTCAAATCATCAGGGAGATACTGCTCCGCAATAATCCGAAAATGATTCCCCATCACATCATGTTCCGATAAACCAGCCACATCATCAAGACCAATCGTTAACATATGAGGGGGAATCATCTGGCCAGGATTATCAGTGTACATCAGAGGACGCAAATCCACGAAGCTATGCTTCCCGGTGTCACAATCGTATTCAACAAAACCATGGGGCACAACACCCTCATCGAATGAGAAAGGAATCGGCGACCCCACATAGTGAGTCTTCACGCCAGCCCGATGATAACAATGAAAATGTCCGGTGAAGACCTGACCAGCCGCTCGGTGGTCGAAATTAATGGCCTTTTGTTCTTGGAATAAGAAGCAAAGGTTGTACGAGGCCCCGATACATCCAATGTGAGTGAGTAAAACGTCGCTTTGGCGACATTCCTTGTCGATCTCGTCGACGACGTCCATATAAGCCTTGTCGACGGCGATGAACGGGATCATCCAAAATCGACGGTCAAATAACTCGACGCGATGAATGTCTTCCAGCACGTGACAGACGTCCGCTAACGGTCGGAGTGATGTGATTTTCCAGTTGTGCTTGTAGTACATGTCATGATTGCCTGGAAAGACATACCATTCTTGATCGTATTCTCTTTTCGTAGCCGCGAGAAACTCATAAACGACGTGCATCACTTCAACGTTAATTGACTCACGATCATGGAAGAGATCACCCAAAACAAAAACGTGTTTAATACCGTTCTTCTGGGCGTAACTCCGAATCGATTTCGCTGCCATCAAAATGTCTTTGGTCCGACCGTGAAGACCAAAATGAAAATCTGCCGTTAAAAGGACTTTGCTCATGTCTGAAACAATTCCAGCTCAAGTAATTGATGAAAATCTGATCGATGCCTGTTTCCCAATGGAAACCTATCGACCACAACAAAAAGAAGTAATACAAGGAATAGTTCGTTCAATCAACGCAGGCTACAAGTACATCATTGCCGAATGCCCAACCGGAAGCGGCAAAAGCCCAATCGCTGTGGCAATCGGAGCCCTAGCAGGAACCGAACGTGCTTACTACATCACGAACACAAAACATCTGCAGGACCAAATCGAAGCAGACTTCCCAAACGTTGTTACGCTCAAAGGCCGCAATGCCTATCCTTGCACCGCATACCAGAACTTCCAGGCTCGACTCTACACGATCCTGGGAAAAGACCGGTACACCCAACAAGCAGGTCAAGAACTCAGCTGCGACGAAGGATACTGCAAAACCAACACCGGCAAAGCCAGCTGCAGCATGTGCCTCCCAAGCCAAGAGGACAAAGACTCAGGCCGAGTCCAACTGCCACAGGACATGAACTACAGCTTCTGCCCATACTACGAAAAACTCTACGGCGGGATCAACGCCCAAACCTGCTCGATGAACTTCAACAACTTCATCCTGCACCTGAACGCCGGGCACCGATTCTCCAAACGCAAAATCCTCATTATCGACGAATGTTTTCATGCACACACATTCATCGAAACAGAAATTGGAAGAATTCCAATTGGAAAAATAGTAAACCAAAATCTGCAAGTAAGGGTAAAAAGCTGGAATTTCGAAGAAGAAAAATTCGAATATAAACGAGTCACCAGATGGCTAAAAAGAGATGAAAACCAGACATTCAGAGTTCTGGCTGGCAACAGAATAATGTATCCCACTATGGACCATAAGATTTATACCCCAAATGGTTTAAAAAAGTTGTCTGATTTAAGGATCGGAGACCAAGTCATGGTAAATCAAAATCAGATCACAGATGACCAAGAACAATTGGTCTTAGGGTCCTTGTTGGGTGACGCATCACTTGATATTGTCGAATCAAAAAGAATTTCGAAAAAACATGTCAATAAAGGCAATAGAGCAAGAATAAGTTTTCGACATGGGCCGAAACAATATGAATACTTGCTTTGGAAACATTCTTTATTAAAAGGACACGTCGGAAATAAACCCAAACTAGAAAAATCGAAAGGTTTTGGAAAAACAACAGCCAGATTCCAAACAAATTGCGGGTTTTATGATACGATCATGCCGACAATATTAGACGGTCGTAAAACACCAAAAGATTCATGGTTGAATAAAATCGGACTACTCGGTCTGGCAGTGTGGTACATGGATGATGGTGGAAAATCGAATGAGACGTGCAGATTTCACACTCAAGGATTTGATTATTCAGAAGTGGTTACATTAAGAAATTGGTTAACAACCAAATGGGATCTTGCAGCCAGCGTGCACGAAGAGAAAAAAGAAGATGGGAGAATCTATTTCTATATCTCATTAAACAGACAATCATCAAGAAGGCTAATGTGGATTATATCAAAATTTGTGCCAACACATATGAGATATAAATTACTTGAATTCAAAAAATGCAATCAAGACGGGGTTTTAGACAAGTCCATTGAGAACGATTCATGGCCTCAATACAACGACCAAATAGAAAATCAAGATGTAAAAGAAACGACATTTCAACCGATCATCTCGATCGATCAGTATAAATATGATTACACCTATGACTTAGAAGTAGAGGATAATCATAATTATGTTGCAGGAAACACTGTTGTTTCTAATTGCCACAACACCGAAGCCAAGCTGCTTGATTATCTCGAATGTACAGTGAGCAGCCGACACATCGAAACCAAAATCCCAGAACTCACCAACCCGATGCAATACGTCACATGGTTGCAACAGATCGGGGCGTTGCAATATCTCAAGGACAAAATCGAAACAGCTCGGGAAAGCCAAAATCTCCGGATGATGACGACTTATGAGGGACTGTTCAAGAAGTACATCAATATGATGATCGAGGTCAAGGAAGATCCAACAGGGTGGGTTGTCGAGTATGAGAACGACAAGAAAACGGACACAACCAAAGCAACCCTCAAGCCGATTTTCGCTCACCGGGCTGCGAAGAACTTTCTATTCAAGTTCGCTGATCACATCGTCTTCTTGAGTGCGACGATTCTCAATGCCAAGACTTTCGCACGGAATCTCGGAATCCAAGAGGGAGAATACGCCGCTATGCGTATCCCCTCACAATTCCCAATCGCCAACCGTCCAATCACAACCGATTTCGCCGGTCGATTCACTGGCGGCAAGGCCAAAATGGGGCAGTGGATCGGTGACATGTCTAATAAGGTAGTCGATATCGCACTACGTTATAAGGAGCATCGTGGGATCATCCACACTCACTCATTCGGCATCCAACGAGCCCTTATCGAGAAGCTTCCACCGGTAGTGAGCAATCGATTGATCCAACAATTCGATTTTCAGACCAAAACCGAAATGATCGAAGCCCATGCGAAACGTCCGGGCTCTATTATCATCGCACCGGCCATGCATGAAGGTGTTGACTTGAAGGATGATCTGAGCCGATTCCAGATCCTTTGCAAGGTGCCTTTCGCCAATTTCTACGAGAACAAGCAACTCGAAGCTCGTATGGAGCTTGATTCAGAATACTACGACTACATCACCATACTCAAAATTATACAAAGCGTAGGGCGCAGTGTTAGAAGTATGACAGATTGGGCAGATACTTTTATTATTGACGAGTCTTTTGACCGAATTTATCGGAATAATCAAAATTCTTTTCCATTGTGGTTCAAAGAAGCCGTAACCAAGGAGATACCAAATGTCCGCAAAAAGGAAAAGATTTAATTGCCATAAATGCGGAAAATCATCAGAAAAAACCGTTCCCAATTTTTACAAACAACTTAAAATCTACGGTTGTTCATATTGCACAGATTGTGCTATAAAGATAAGGAATTCTAATAACTCAAAAAGAGAAAAAGAAAGAAATAAATCGAAGATAAAGAATAAAGATCTTGTTGGGGCAATATGTGAGAAATGCGGGCAAACCAGATCGATTCAATATAGATTAGCAAAACAATCTAAACTATGCTACTCTTGTGCGGCCAAAGAATCACATAGATCACATCGCGATTCATATTCAATAGGACAAGACAAACTAAAAAACAATAATAATTTCAAAAAACTAGTATCAAATGGTATAATGGCGGCTTCAACGCCAGAACAAAGATCAGAGAACGCAAGAAAATCTGCTGAATATTGGAATAATCCAGAAATTAAAGAATGCATCTTAAAAAGACGCATGGAGCCCGAATACCGCAAAACCATGAGGGAAATTTGGGATAGACCGGGATATAGAAAAGCGGCCTCAAAAAGAGCCAAAGAACACTTTAAAAAGTTGTGGCAAAACGAAGAATTCCGAAACAAAATGGCAATAGCAAGAAGCAAAATGCCTAGGGAATCAAGCCAACAAAAGATTCTTTCGAATATACTCGATGATCTTAATATAGAACATTTCGAGGAATACCCAATAGGACCTTGGTGTTTTGATTCATTCATCCCAGAACATAACTTATTAATAGAAGTACAGGGAGAATATTGGCACTCACTACCAAAGGCTATTAGAAACGATAGATCGAAGAGAACATATATTACTAATTATACCGACTACGATGTGTTGTATTTATATGAAAGAGACTTTTATTCCAACAACACTGTCCTGAATAAATTATTAAGTAAATTCGGCATATCTTCTGTAGATGAAAAAAAATTTGATTTTTCAAATGTATCAATAAAAGTAGAAGAAAATAAGACCATTTCAGAATTTTTATATTCATATCATTATCTCGGGACAATAACACACAGTAACAATATTTGTTTTTATCTCAATGATGAATTAATAGCGGTTGGGTGTATAGGGCCATGTTCAAGAAATGAAACGCCAAAAAGACACGGCTTAACCAACAATGAATGTCGAGAATTAAGAAGATTTTGTATAAAACCTGGATATCATAAGAAAAATTTCGCTAGCTGGTGTTTGAGTAGAATAAGGTCAGAACACAAAGAATCAAGACCAAAAACAAAAAGAATTTATAGTTTCGCCGATAGCACCATGGGGCACAATGGCACAATCTATAAAGCGGATAACTGGATATATGATGGTGACACTCAGCCATCATATTATTATATCAGTAATAATGGTTGGGTTATGCACAAGAAAAGCCTGTATAATATGGCCATAAAAATGGGTTTAAAAGAAAAAGAGTATGCAGAATTACATGGATACGCAAAGCAACATACAGATAATAAATCAAGGTTTTATAAAGACATCTGAGTCTTTTGATCGAGTCTACCGCAATAATCAAAGCTCGTTCCCTCAGTGGTTCAAAGAAGCTGTTACCGACAAAATCCCAGATGCTAAGAGATTTTAAGTCACATGGGGTTTGTAAATCCAACCATTCATGTTCAAGAAGGGCCTCAAATGGAATTCATTAGGGTTACGTTTTGATATCAGATCCTTAGCTTTTTCACCTACCAGTAAATCCTTAATCTTTGGTATAAGAGCATCTAGATTGACATTCAGGATAGCATCTCCAAAGATAACCACACTATCAAGATTTTTTAAGTTTTCACATTTTCCCTTGAATAATTTGACATTATCAAATCTATCTACTATATTGTGATTCTCTGTGACGATAATGTTAAGTATACCAGGCTGATTTATAAGAGACAATAGAAAATTGGGGTTTATTTTTCCTATAATTAATACCCTTTTGTTTCCCCGAGAATTTAATAAAAGTGGAATATCATAAATATCGGACACTCTATGATATAAACATACGATCGAATGTTTTGCTAGGTGTTTCCACGCAGTATTGTTCTGCATAAGATCATTTTTATATTTCTTCCAGATGGTCGAGATAGGTTCCAGATCCAAAACATCATCAATTCTGGAGAATAAGTTCGAATACTTATTCCCAATAGCTAGACTTCCATTTGTCTGGATTCCGCATTTATTACACATTGAAAGTTTTATCACATGAAGGTTACAAATAAATTGGCTTAGGACTAAAGCCTGTGCTTTACATGTCTTATCGCCGTGATCAACATAGGTATCAACGATAGAGTTTACCCATCTGTCTGATGTGTTTTTAATAATATAGCCGATTTCGTATTTAACAATCTTATCAAATGCTTCGAAATTCTGGGAAACATTAATATTCCTTCTTAATTTGATAATTAAGATTATCAAATCCGCAAACCACTTTGGCTCGTTTTCAGGAATATTACCAATCTCCAAATCAATTCTTTTAGACAATCCGAATCCCATAAATAGGTCCTAGTGCATGTTAGAAATAGCTAAATTCTCGTGGTCGAACTTTTTAAGTTTCGGTGATTACGTATCAACCGTTGACTTGACCAATTTGAAAGAGTGCTTCATAACCGGGACCATTGAAGACGAAAACGGCAATCTGCTCGATGGACGATCCAACGGAGCCGGTAAGAGTAATGTCATTTCGGCCCTTCAATGGACGCTTTTTGGTCGCACCACTCACTCAGCCAACCCCGGCAATAAAATCAGAAACTGGGGCAGTAAAGCGGATACGTGGGGCAAGGTGGTCCTCGAAAACGGCGATAACATCCTCAGAACATGCACAGCAGATGGAACCACGGAAGTCACCTTCTATCACGCTGGAGAAGAAACGTGTGCAACAGCCGACACACTTGGCACGCTCAAAGCACAACAAGCCAAGCTGAACCAAGCATTCAAGCTCGATTGGGATATCTTCTCCAAAAGCGTTTTCTTTTCATGCTTCGACAAGCCCTGGTTACAAATGAGTGACCAGAAGCGGAAAGAGGTTTTAGAAAAGCTGCTCAAGTTGGATAGATTGGGATATTACGCCAAGAGTGCTCAAGCGAGAGCCGGTGCTGATACCAGAGATCTTGAGACACAAAAGACTGAAATCAGCAGCAGAATCCGATTCTTAACCGATCTAAAGACACAGACAGAAGCCCAAAAGAATGCTGCAGACCAATTTGAAGTCAACCGCACTAATCGTATCAACGCCAAAATCCAACAAAAGAACGACACACAGGTCCAGCTTGACCAATGCCAAGTATACGATATTGAATTAGTACGTGGGTGCTGGGAGCGATATAATGTTCTCAAGGCCCAAATGACCGAGAAGATCAACGCAATCCAGACTAACAGGACCAAGACGGCGAATAGCTATAATTATTCTATGCGGCGGGTGGCGGATCTTCAACGAGAGATCATGGCGTGGGAGAGCAAGAAAGGTACTACGTGTGCGTCTTGCGGTCAGCCGGTTGCCGATGGTCATGTTCATGAGCAAACGACGCCGAAGAGCGAAGAAAAGGCTTCCTTGGAGTCAACGTTGCCTGATCAAGCTGGTCAGATCGAAGCGATGGATGCGATGATCGCCAAGGTTCAAAAGGTAATGGTCGAACAAGCACCAAAGATCGAACTGAGCGTTGTAGAAGCAAACGAACGGTATCGGGTGAGCCTCCAGCATCAGATTCAAGGCTTTGATGCCGAGATTGTTCGGATTCAAGAAGAGGTCGCTCCGAACGTCCAGGCGATGGATGAACTCAAGTCATCGTTGGGTCGGATTAAGCAGGAGATCGGCGAATGTCAGAAGAAGGTCGGAATTCTCGAAGAGAGAATCATCCACCTTGAGTACATCCGCAAGGCTTATAGCGATCGATCGAAAGTCAAGAGGGATATTGTCGGACAGCATATTCCCCTAATCAATGAAAGACTTCGGTATTACTTGGATGTAATGGAGCTTGAAGTCAAAGTACAATTGACTGATAGTCTTGGAGTAGAGAGTAATTATTGGGGGTACGATTTTCAGAGTAATGGTGAGAAACGTCGTACTGATGTGGCGATGATGCTAGCTACTTATGACCTCCATGAGCAATTGTATGGGCGTCAGTGCAATATGCTTGTTCTTGATGAGGTTGATGGTCAAATGGATCGTCAGGGGATCAACGCACTGATACATATTATTAAGAATGATTTGGTCAATCGTGCCGGATCGGTTTTTATCATTTCGCACAATAATACAATGCAGAGTGTATTCGGAAGCGAAATTAAAGTACGCAAGCGTGCTAAGTTGTCATACCTAGAGTCATAATTTCATGCCAGTTGATCTAGATAATCTCAGAAGAGCCGCGAACTGCCATAAAGTACAGAAGAACCTGATTCATTATTTTATCGGCAAGGTCGGCAAAGAAAGTATGGGTAGGATTGTTGATCCTAGCCAATTGGCCGATATAACTGTGCAGATTCCACAGCTTCACACGAAGTTGGAAATTGTGCCGAACGCTAAGGATTTAAAAATCCAAGATGACCACCTATCATTAGAGTGGAATCTATTCGTTCTGGGCACGAAGAGAATGTTCCTGGGGCGTACGGCCCACCAGGATATTATGGCGGCACTCCATACTGTTAAGATGGGTGAACCTGTGAATAGGGTTCATGGTATCGAGTATGGGGTAAACCCGAAGCAGATTATTGCTTTTATTATTCGGGTGTTGAGTAAGCACGAAGATGGCTACGTTCCTTGGGTGGCACCTGAACGTAGTATCGATCAGGTACTCAACTTCGGAATGTTGGGGACAGGATATAGTCACTCAGCCGGTATGGCTGGTGACATTTATCGCTAATAGTCGCCTTTGACCATCGCTAGTGTCAAAGCTTCGACCTGGACACGGACGGTGGTCAATTCCTTCTTGGACAGCCCGAGCATTGACTCAATGTTCTTGAGTGACACTTTGGCGTCTCCGAATTCTTGCAGGTATCGGTCGTACCAGTACCCTTCGCCGCTCTTGATTTGGCGATAGGCTCGGCAGTTTTCGGTTGGGAGTCGTGCGTCGACCGTTGCGAGGAAGTCATCTGAGATGATCTTAGCAACGTGGTCTTGCTCGGCTTCGTTTGGAACCTCGATTGGGCTTGGCATGTCTGGTCCCCGTTGGCTGGGGGTGAGCATCGTGACGTGGACTTTTTCGGTCACGCTTTGGGTGATGCTCTTGCAGTCTGGTCCACGTTGGATGGTGATGCCAGATGGGTCGAGGGAGATGACCACTCCGTTTTCTTGTGCTTCTTGTCGGATTGCGGAGATTTGTCCGATGATCCGGCTTGGGCATGCCTGGACGTCGAAGTAGACGCTTGCGGCTTGTTCGCTACCTTTGTCGGTGTTGACTTTCTGGTGGCTGATTTTGGAGCTGTTGAGTAGGCTTTCGACGGATCTTACGATCTGTTTGTCGGCGTAATCGGTCACGGTATTCGTCCTCGTAGTGGTGGTGATAGGATTTTCCCGTAATTGTTGACGAGTGGCATTAGACAATTGTTGACTAAACCACCGAGACATTTGTGTCTCGTCTTGGATTACGGAGTCAGGGTCAGGGTGGCGTTCGCCTACAACAATGGCTCGGATCGGAGATTCACCGTCATCGCCTGTGCAACCGCAGTTCTTGCAGGGATTATCACGGCTTCGAATTTCCGATAGAGAACCAGTCTTGTTCTTGTAAGTCCGTGATCCGCACTGGGTGCATTCGAACTCGTATTTCTTGTGGTAATAGAGCATCACGACGCCACGCCAGATGATGACGTAATAGTCTTGCTCGGCGGCTTCCTTGTCTCGGTAGTCACCCCCAATGGTGGTACTCATATCTCTAATGTACCTCCGCTTGTGTTTTTCCATTTCGGGGTGGTTTACAACCAACGCCACCATTTCATTTGCCCGGTCCTGCTCTTCAGCAGTCAAGTTGGCCATCGTTTCATTAGCTAGGCTACCTCGCAGGTAAAGCTCTGGCAGTTGAGTAATAATACTCATAATAGGAAAATCCTACATGGCACGTTATTGTGACAGTAAAGAGTTAGAACGATTTTGGTTCGAATGGGCAATGGCATCCAGCACACCCGATTTCGAACCGTTACGACAGGTAGGAGCGATCTACAGCCGTGTTAAACCCGACCAGATTGTAACACAGAAGACTCAAACGTGCAAGAATCCCTGGCTTCCTCTGAAAGAGCATTTTTTGGTCCTCTTTGACCCCGTACATGTTACAAGCGAGGCGGGTGACGTTAATTTCGACCTCGAAAGAATACAAGTCAGGGTAGCCGACAGGGTAACACATCAGAGATTACTTGACGATGGTTACTACCTGGAGCCGACCGAGTCTTACGCCTGGGAAAGGCTGTTCCTTGAGGTCAAAAAGATGTGTGAAGGAATATCCAGAAAATTCTCTGTCGAACCTGATTCAAGGATGGAAATCGAACAGGAAGGTCTGGTTATGGTCATCGATAAAATACGGAACAAGAAAATTCAGTATGAGCCAGGCTTGGCTCCCGTCTTTAATTTTCTGACGACAACAATCCATCGCTGTATATACAACCACCTGAGGAAGTCGACACGCTATTCGAAGCAGATGCATGAACTGCGTGAGAGGATGGACAAGGGTCACCTTGATGTTTCTATGAGAAGTTACAAGCCTATTTCAGGAGTTTGAAATGAGCAGAGTTAGCGATTTGTTGGATGATGCAGATGAATTCATCATCATTACCATGAAGAAAAATAATGATGCCCAATTAGATGTGGGCGTCATTATGGGTTGTGACCCCGGTGGTCCAATGCTTGACGTCCTAGACAATGTTGTTAAGGACGCTAAAGATGCAGCGAGCAGTTACAGCAAGCGTGCTGAGACGGACAGCGATCAAACCGAAAGTGACGGTAATTCAAAAACCGGTTACGCAAGCAGCGTCTAATAAACAGATCCTTCAGCGTACTACTCAAGTACGTCACCAACCGATTCCACCACGGACCCAAGTACAACCAATTCCACCAAGCGAAGCGGCCCCGGTGGTCGCTCGAAGAAACCAATCGGTTAACACGGTCCGAGACCGAATCAACAGGACACGGCGGGAATTAGTCCCCCAAGCTCCTAGACGAAAAGTCCCACCCAAAGTCACCTATCTCAGTGCTGACCTAACGGTCGATCAGATCGAAAAAGTCAAAGCACTCAAGGGATCAGCCCAAGGCCGATACCTGGTGATTTTGGGTAACGGGCCATCTTTAGAGCAAGTCGATACTAACCGCTTAGCACAGTACGACAATATCAAGCTCTGTACGATCAACGTCCCAGACAAACGATGCTGGCCAACACCATACTGGGCCTTCTATGATCGATCACAATATCATCGTCACAAAGAATTATACAAGGGCTTTGCAGGAACCGTCTTCAATAGCACCGGCATCAAAGAAGGCAACGTAGGAAGCATCAAGTTCAAACACAACCCCGGACTAGGTTGGAGTAGAGATATTTCTAGGGGAGTATATGTCGGCATGTCGAGTGTCTACGCCACCCTTCAAATCGCTGTGTACATGCAATTCAACCGGATATACGTCGTCGGTTGCGATATGAGCGAAAGCATGGACCTAGGCAAGACCCATTTTTACGGGATAAACCCAGACGTCAAGCCAGAGGAACGCAAAAAGCGTTTTGTCAAGGAAGCGAATTGGTATGATAGGATGACGGAAGTTTTAAAAGAAGACGAGAAACAAAAAATCGTGTTTTGTAGTAAGGGTGTAAATAAGTGGCCATTCATGAGTCACTTTACTACTGTGAGGCCAGATCAAGCCACACAATTTATCATCCAGGATACGGGTTATGCCAGCTAAGTTCTATGTCGCGACCACTCTTTCTAATGCAGATCAGGCCAAAATAGCAATTAATCGACTGAGTGACTTTGGTCATGAAGTCAGCTACGATTGGACGACCCATGGTTTCGCACCAGTCGAAGTCAGGAAAGAGATCGCAGCCAAGGAATTGCAAGGCGTTATTGATGCGGATGTTTTATTCGTTATCTGGCCCGGTGGTGGCGGAACCCATATTGAGATGGGTGTCGCGATATCTCTAAACAAGCCGATCATCTTTGTTGCTCCAGAGAGTCTTGAAAGAGAAGTATCATTTTACCAACTCGACAATGTATTGAGAATGAGTGAAATGAGCAAGGCCATCGAGGTCGCCCACAAGCATCTATCCCAATACGAAGGACAATTAGCAGATTATGAGTGACATCAAATGGGGTTCATTGATTATTCAATGCAACGACGCACAATCTATCCGACCAGCTTCTGAGCTTGCTCACAAACAAAGAGTCGGCAATGTAATCGTCCCGCCCGAGAGCATCGAGCAAAGCATCATGGGACGCAGCATGATGAAGGCGAAATACCATCTCCTGACAACAATCAAGAACCCAAGCCAACGGGCTCCAGGCTCTGACAAATTCATCAACATCAACGCAGATGTTTTTGACGTCGAAGGATTCGAAATCGTTCCAATGAAAACGGATAACCCGCAAGTCTTGCTCAAAGACTTGCGGATGTGCTCTGACTTTCTGAAAAACAACCTCAACCAACAAGTAACTATTGGTTGGAACCTTTCAGGTCACGGTCTCAAGGACAAAGAGACCCTGCAGCTTTTAGATTCAATCGCCAAGGGCTACAGACCAGATTATATCCGGTTTGATGAATCCCAAGGGCTGATCTGCACAATCGCGAAAAAGATTTGTGCGACGAAAATGGCTCTTCCATTCAATGCTGACGTTGAATCTGACTGGAAAATCATCGAAGCTTCGGAAGCCCTCAAGCTTGCGAAACAACCAGCATAAGAACGATCTGGGACTGAAATGAACGAACAACCCGAATTTTATCCGGCGTGGAAAGTGAAAGGTGGCCTGTTCTGGTCATTCAGAATCATGTTAGTGCATTTATTGTTCATCTTAGCTCCGCTAGCAGGACTCTTCATAGACCCATTGATGGTTCCAGTCGGACTGTGCATCTCAATGGGCTGGGCATACACAGAATTTAATAGGTATTCTAAATGGTGGAACAAGACCCTCAGAAAAGACCGAAAACCATTTTGATATCAGACGTCACTTAACTTCATTTCATTACAGAGATACTATGAAACTTGGAAAAATTAACCTCGTCGTAGACGGACAACATGGCTCAACTGGCAAAGGTCTGATCAACTCATACCTTGCATGGCGAGACAGGCCCGAAGTCATCAGTTGCACCAACATGGCAAACGCAGGCCACACCGCCATTCTCCCGGACGGAACAAAATTCGTCGCAAAAGCCCTGCCAAGCTCCACGATCCTTAACAAACTCGACAACTACTCACCAGAAGTCGTTGTCGGAGCAGGAGCAGCATTCACCGTCGACCAGCTGCTCAAAGAACTGAAAGAATGCGGCAACCCGAACTTAACCGTCCATCCAAGAGCCGGAGTGATCACGCAAGAACACAAAGAGCGTGAATCCGAACTCAAGGGCGGTACAAAGCACATTGCCAGCACAATGCAAGGCTGCGGAGCCTTTTTAGCTGATAAAGTGATGCGAGGACCAGATGTCAAGCTGGCTGGAGACTACGAAGATCTGTCCTTCTTCGCTCCGGGTTTTCTTGCTGATCGTCTTGGCTCCAAAAGCAAGTATCTGCCCGATCTGTTGATGCAATATTTAACCACCGGTCGCACTATTCTCCATGAAGGCTCCCAAGGTTTTGGGCTTGATATCAATCACGGGAATCAATACCCGAATTGCACAAGCCGTCAATGTACAGCTTTGCAATCAGTCGCTGATATGGGGCTGCCCCATCAAGTTATTGGCGACGTTTACATGGTGATCAGGCCCTATCCAATTCGAGTTGGGAATGTGGTAGAAAAGGGCAAGACTGTTGGCTACAGCGGCGACCCCTACTCCGACAGCAAGGAGATCACTTGGGAGGAAGTCGCGACTCGATGCGGTGCTCCACCCGAAGTGATGGCCGGAGAGCTAACAACGGTCACGAAGAGGCTTCGACGGGTGTTCGAGTGGTCAGATATTCAGTTCCGCCAAGCTGCAATGGTCAACGGGGCCACGAAAATTGCTTTGAACTTCGCGAATTATGTTGATTGGTCTTGTTATGGCAAGAACAATTGGGATGAACTTGGCGACAAGGTTCACAGTTTCATTGCGAAGGTCGAAGACGCGGCTGGAGTGCGGGTTGAGCTTGTTGGGACCGGGCCGAGCGTTGAACATGTTGCGGTTCGTCCGTAACGTACATAATCCAGACAGTGAGCGACTCAAGGGCTTGAGGGACATGGTTGTTTCTCAAGCCCTTGCTATATACAAACATAAGGAGGGAGATTCTTTATGACTGAAACAAATCCAATTATGGCCTCGGCTAAATATCCACTTGGTAGCACGGCATGGTTCCTGGGATTAGAGCCGCATGAAAGTTATCAATTGGGTGAACAATATGACATGTTCATGTTCGAGCATCCGATTTTCGCACTTAGCCGAACGCCGTTGCGACATATTTGGAAGAGTAGTCGTGCATTGCCAAAGTTAGAATATGAATCTTTTGACAATATAATCACTCTGGTTACGAGTCGTATCTTAGTCCAGTCAATGGTTGTCGAGAGTATCGAACGAAGCGAAAATACAGGGGAATTCGTTTATTTGGATAATGATCTAGAGGTCTGCTTACCAGAGCAAGTTCTCTATTCTACGAGGCGTGAAGCTTCGCGAGAACAAACACGAATTCTTAAAATGGTCAGAGACTGGGCAATAGCACAATTGGAAACGAACAATGAAATGTTTTCCATGCGAAGGAATAGCAAAAAACAACAAAATCGACGTCGTGATCGTCGATCCGGGAAAGCCCCTAATCAGGGGTAATTCTAATCAAGCACGATCGGAGTTCCCGTGGACTAATCCTCGCAATCGGTATGACGTCAATAATAGTGGCGATGTAACGGCACTTGATGCCCTCTTAGTTATCAATGCATTAAATCGAGGCATTGAATTCGACCCTTTCGTAGAACCAGAATTCTTCTACGATGTGAATGGTAGTCGGACTGTTTCGGCACTAGATGCACTGCAAGTCATCAATTACATTAATGGCCAAGACACCAACAATAATGGCGTCGTAAACAGCGGAGATCTTGACACACAACGCCTTATCGCAAAGAAAATCGAAGGCGTAAAAAGACAAGCAACCCGTCTACGGGCACAAGAATCGAACGAGCCAATCAGACTTCAAAGCAGTGGAAACGGGGCAGCATTAAGATTCGAACTATTGTTTCCATTCAGAACAATGGGTGGAGCTTTCCGATTCACCCTACAATCAGTAGAATGGGGCGAATCAGTATGGTCGCCAGAAATTCGTATCCCAAATTCTGTCTATCACAATGCTTTAAGTGACCAACCAGCTGCTGGAGCCAATTATTCTTCTGACATGGCGGACGTCAGACAACAGATGTTGGACGCGGTCTTAGCCATATACAACAATACTCCGACTTTCGATAACATCACAGCCGCAAACGTCACTATCCAACAATATGTTAATCGGGGATTCTGTTGGTATGGTATCGTCGTCGATTGTGTGCCACCAGCGGGTTTTTGTGGAGCAGGTCAAGAATATGATTTCACCATCTTTCGAACGACATCGACGAGTCGAGTTCTAGCAGCACAATCAGCTGGATTTTATGCTGAAAAAGTTTTTTCATTCTCTGGACCAGGAGGAAGTTCAGCCTTAGGTTCGACTTGGAGCACTGATAGAAGACTAACAGATGGAACATTGACCTTCCAATTCAGAAGACCAATTTCTATCCAACAAGGAAATATCAATAGCTTCGTAAGTATGACTGTCCCGTGGGACATGAATTTCAGTGACTTTGCGGCCTTGGTGGACCAAACCATCGGCCCATTGTATGGCGGTGCAGGACAAGGAAATACATCTGTAGAGAATTATACTGGTAGTTTTCTTTTCAACAGCAAAATCGGTGAGAACACTTTAGGAATTAGAGTGAAGCAATTTCCATTGCTTACAGTAAATGCGGCTGCATTGGGAGATCTCCTATTTGAGATCGATGGAAACAATGCCAAAATGTTGGTGCCATATAATAATGTAACTCCAGCAGTTACTCAACTATTCTTTAGAGAATGCGGTGGCACTGGTCCAACAAATGTCAGTGGAGGATGTGGTCCTTGCAATCCTGGCGGTGGCTCAGGTGGTTCAAACGGGTCTAATGGCTCTAATGGATCGAACGGCTCTAATGGATCGAACGGCTCTAATGGATCGAACGGCTCTAATGGCTCAAATGGTACCAATGGACAAGATGGAGGACCAGACAATACTTGTGTTTATGATTTTCTAGAAGTGCCCGTCTGCAACACTCTGCTTGACCCCAATTTAACGCCTCGGCAAAGAGGATATGGTGCATATGGTGCGAGCCACGAATGGGATCTCACTAATATCGGATATGCTAGTTTTACTATCAACTTCACATTCGGTGGTGGTCAGACCGCATCTACTCAACCAATCATCGTAAACGATACGACGATCTCTGCGTCGCCATTTGTCGACTATAACACCGAAGATGTGATAAAAAGTGGCGATCAACCGCCATCATTTTTCGCATTGAATAGTTTGATCCTCGAAGCAATATTCAATTTATATAATTCGAATAATGCCTTCCCATACATCAGTCGAAGTGAAATCCAGGTTTACAATTTCCACGTCCCAACTGGTATATCACCATTCACGTATATCGTGAAATGGGGCTTCCGAATTAAGAAGGCCCCCTTCGACGGATTCGAATCAATCAGCGTTACCACGTCAACCAAAACCAACAAGATCTTCTTCAACGACACCGTATCTGGATCGACGTTTCCAGGAGTTTCGATCGAAAGATGGATAAGGTTTGTCGGTGGTTCAACTGGAACATTCAATATCGTTGCTACAATCGACCGCCAATTCGATGATGTCGATGACGTGCTGTTGTATCAAAATATCCCAGCCAATATTACACTGGCTGATCTCAAGACATTATTAAACACCCAGAGTTTCTCTAATGTTGGAACTGGTGGACAATTCAATGCTGGGCAATTCGAAGTAACCCCGTACACAAATGGGACAATGTCTGATCCAGTAAACAATGGATCACTCTTTAGAATCGCATATCTATTCACATCACCTCTACAACCGGTGATTAATGAAAGAAAATTCGTACAAATCGAAGCCGAAAATCTCAACGACAATATTATCCACAATTATTTCAACAAGACGATTAATTTGGATGATTGCGGAGAGATCAATGGTGTAGTAAATGGGAAAACGCCAGCGACATTCACACCATTTCAAATCAGATTCGAACCAGGCCCAAACCCAAATGTTCCTATAAACATCTACTCTGTTTATGTCAAATACAGTCTAAGAGAAACTGTGAACACATCAAACAGAACCATCGTTTACATGCCAATAAGCGAATATGATGGAACTTCCGCTCCTAACTGTGTGGACTGGGGAATCAACGGCATAACTGGCGAACTCAATACTGACTTAAACTTAGCAGAGCTTCAAACAACAAGTTTAGATGTGTCAGGTAACGAGAAATTCATTTTCACGAGATTCAACCAAGGAAGCGGAGAAAGCTTCGCAACTCAGCTGGGCTTTGAATTCGAATCGCCATGGACCAACAGTCCAAATCGAGTAATCGATGGTGATACCGGTCTTGCGATGCTTCCCGGAATGACAGGATACAAACCCAGCCGGATTGAAAAAGCCGAGCTATTGATTCTGGCGGGAAAGCCCGACAACCTAGAAGCACAAACACCAATCGAACTGTCATACTTCCCAGACGAGAGAAAAGTTTACAGCTCTGTGGGCACCACCCCGACCCACAATCAATTCAACGTAGTTCTGATGGTCTCAAGAAATTCGGGGGCCATTCACGGACAATTGACTACTCCGAACATCACACAGTTTGTCGATGATTTGGAACTAGCACTAGGTTCAACATCTTCTGTTGCAGTCGTCGAATTTGGTAAAGTGCCCTCCTTATTCTCCGGAAATAGCAATACAGTTCTTGGTTTCACACCATTAACGAACAAACCAGCGATAATCGCAGCAATTGACGGCATCGTTTACAATGCAAGCGAATCAAAGTGGGGACAAGTCCAAGGCTTAGACGCAGCCGTCACTCTGTTCAATAGCCTTGGAACATCGCCATCACGAAAATTGTTGATCTCACTCAGCAATGGTATTGAGACACGACAAGCAAGAATCGAAAGAGGCACTAGTCCGACTAGTTGGCTTGTGAGAGCTTCACAGTTTTCATCTAATGGAACAGATGTAGTCTTATCAAATCAAAGCAATGACTTCCCTGGTATGACATTGCCACTTGGAGTCAGCTACGGTGAACCAGACGACTATACCGATTTTCTAGACAGACTCGCAGGAGCGATCTACGCCTACAACAATGTTCCGTACGCCGATCCAAAAAATCTGCTTATTGAACTACCAGTATCATGCACTGAGGGTATTTCAGAGCCGAACGATTTGGTGATTTCGACACAAATCGGTGCCTCGACTTGGCGAACCATTCTACCTTCTAACAGGATCATAGCTTCAACGGGCAATCCGTTCTTTTGGGGCTATGATTTTGATGAAGGCAGTGGATTCTTACGCAATATCAGAATCGACGCACAGACCGTCTTTAACGACGCCGTCGTTGGGAACTGGAATAATCTTCCAGCTATCGACTTCAAAAGAGTAGGCATTGAATTGGAAGAAGCTGGCTGGAACACACTATGCTTGCCTCTTGGAGAGAATTTGCAAGGTGGTGGAGATGGAGGGGGATTGGACGGCGGTATTGTCACAGATGGATGTGATCTGAGCAACATTCAAGTCAGCTTGACTTACGATCTGTTCACAAGGAATCCAATCAACATCTATGCCTCGGCTATGAAGTACGTCGTTCGAGACTTCATCAATCCTTCTATTAGAGCCACAATCATTGTGCCAATTGAAGGATGGAACAATCTGAACCTCTCCTATGGACAAACACCATGTTCATATTGGGTGAGCAATACGATCCCTACTCAATATAGCCGATATCCCGCCCCGACATCTGGTAGCGTGGTAAATGTATCAGGAGTAGCGAACTTCATTTCGCCATTGTTCGGACTTGGGGGTAATCCTCAAACGACGATATCCACGGTGCCGACACACGATCAAGATAACGTAATGGGGCGGATCGTTTCTGGTGATCCAAGATGCACACTGACAAGAAGCCAAGTTGGATATCGATCGTGTGTGGTCGAGTCGATGGAACTTCTGCTATTATCGTCACTTGCTAACAATCTACTGGCTGATCCACCATTCATTGAAAGAATCTTCGATGAAGAAATTATTTTCTTCGATCCCGGCAACTGTGATGTGTTAGACGTCGTTTTCGCAGTTGACAATTCTGGAAGCATGAACGGACCGATCAATAATGTTAAATCCAGTATCGATCAATTGATCGATTTCATCTTTAATATCAGTCCCTTAGGACGCATTGGTTTGGTGAGTTATGGTCAATCATCTAACAATGGTTTACCAATTGTTTATCTCTCGCCCACGTCCGTAGCTACCGCGATAGAAAGAGACACCATTCGACAAGCAGTCCAATTATACCAAGCAAGTGGTGGTAGAGAACCACACGGTTCAGCAGTAAAAACAGCCGTTGACGAACTATTGGCAGTACCATTTTCTGGTTTAACGTTCTCCGGAGCACCAGAAAATATCGAGCCACAAAACAACTCGGGAATCAGACCGAGCATTATTAACGGCCAGCCTACTAGCAATTATGAAGCCGTTGGTGTCGTCAATGGAAACTGCACAGGAACACTAATTGCACCAGAATATGTGTTAACAGCGGCCCACTGCATGTTCGACCAGAACAATGTTAAGATACCGCTCAGCAGTATGAGCTTTGAGGTTGGCGGAACCGTTTATAATGTAGTCGAAGAGACAACTCATCCAAATTACGATGATGCATTCTTCGAAGTGGGATTTGACGCCTCTATATTAAAACTATCGACACCAGTGACTGGAGTAACCCCGTATGGTCTACTAACAGTACCACCAACCGTTGGCGATACATTGACCATAGTGGGCTTCGGAGAGGGTGGCAACAGTGCATCACCTCAGCCCAACTTTGGCACAAAAAGAGTAGGACAAACGCCACTAGAAAACCTGACTTTCGTCCATTTAAAATGGAGTTATGATCCGGGCGAAGCGAACACAACTTTCGGCGATTCGGGAGGACCATCATTTGTCGATGTCAACGGCACAGATTTAATCGCTGGAATCGTTAGCGGCGGTACCGGTAATCCTAGGGATACACCGGGTGTGTCATCATTCAACACCAGGATAGACACGATACTACCATGGATCAATTCCGTGTTAAGCGGAGGTGGTGGTGGAGGTAGCGGACCCGTCGATCGTTCGCAAGTAGTCATATTAATCACTGATGAAGGATCGGAAGATGACGGATATAGTAGTTCCAATGAGTCGGATGCTTTCATTCGGACACAAGCACAATACGCTGGTGCTAATGATATCCCTATTTTTAGCGTTCAAGTGGCGAACTATTCTGGAGATGGAGTAATCTTCGATTTCCATAAAATCAACGCTCAGGAAAGCTCAGGTGCGGCAGTCAAGCAGATCGATGGTTTGATTGTTGAACCGTTAATCAAATTGTTCACCAGATTCTGTCTTACAGCAGTAAGCACTTCAAACACAGAAGTAGTAACACCGAACCAGTGTACGGGTCTTAACAATGGCAATATGCTGATCGATCTGGAATTCGACAGCGAAGCCTATCCGAATAGACAATCTTTTCAATACAATCTTCAAGCGATTGAGATATTGCAAACCACTGGCAATGAAGTATTCTGGCCTTATAACCCACCAGCATCTCTTCAATATGACACCAGACCAGACGGCAATTGGTTGAACTATCCAAATATCGACCGACAGGGTGTTGAGATGGGTCTGGCACGATGGGAAGGTTTCAGAATCTTCACTGACCTACCGGATGGAACTGGAGTCGTTCAGTGTACCGGAATTAATGTTCGACCAATCGAAGGCAGAGGAAACATCACAATACCAACGATCGACATTTCAGGTATTGGTCAAGTTGCCCGATGCTTTACAGATCTGACTGCTGCGATAATTAATGAAGGTGGTAATGGAAATCCAACAATTCAGGTTATCACTCTAGATAACGCTACTGGTGGAGATTGGCAGATAGAAATACCAGACACCACAGCTGGAACAGTAACATCTGTTTTGGGTTGGGATGCTACGGCCACAGATGTAGAAAACGCATTAAACGCTCTCCCGCCACTCACTGGCAGAGTCACAGTAACAGGAAATAATCCAATATTCACAATTACTTTCAATGCTGGGATTAGCCCAATTAGTGAATTGATTCTGATAAACAATCTTACCTGTACTGATCAAGCGATCACGATTGTACCAGATGGGCCATATTGTTATGAAGTGCCTAAGCCAGGACCGAATGACAATGTTGATCCGCCAGATGAATCATGTAATTTCTGCATCCCAACGGTGACACAAACCGTAAACCTTCATTATGAAGGCATTAGTGCTGGATGTGATACATCGACACGTAAAATAGCTTGCAGATTCACCAAGATTCCTGGTGATTACAACTATTTCAAATTGGTCAATGGCGTTTTGCAAACGGTACCTGCAGATTATGAAGCAGTTCCCGGCGACAAGATCGTTTTGTTAAACAAATCGGTCGAACAGACCAGCGTTATTCTCAGTAAAGTCAGTCGGTCATTTACTGAGAAGATATGATATCACCCCGTCCGACAAAATCGAGCTTGTTTCAATGTTGGGAAAAATAGTCCTGCCAGTCGAATTTTGTAATCGCAATATCTTAAAAAGCGAAAGACTGGCAAGAATCACCACCAATATGGCTCAGCACGGGTATACTGAGATTGTCGAAAAGCTCCGTGGGCACAGAAACCCATTGTATGGTCTTTTGCGACAGTGTCAACTTGTCGGTGGGACCTATCAAAAGATATTCTCATCGAACGAAGTGGTCTTCCACCCCGTTCATCCGTTTCTTTATTCGAAACGAGAACAATTAATAATTTTGAGACTTTTCGAAGGGGACATAACAGAATACCCCATTAGCACGATGGTCAATGTTCCAGACCACAAAGCCCAACGACGCAAAACCGTGGGCGACAAGCAATTGTACTGGGGAGTGGCAAGCAAATTATCAGAACTAGATGAACTCTTGTTTGGTCAAACACCCCAAGAGATATTGTTACCTGGCGATGTTGCTAACGTTTTTGGGCTTGAAGTGCTCAGTAGCCTCAAGACGCCTTTCCTGTAGCTCGCTCGAACATTCGACGAACTATTGCGGCCTCGGGGATCTTCGCTTCTTCATAACGTTGAAGAACTATTTCTGCCATCATGGTCGGATCTTGCCCGGCCTTCTTGGCTGCTCTGGCAGCTGACATCATTTTGCGATAAATGACTGCACCAGTAGAAACAGGCTTTTGCTGTTTGGGCTCTTGATCTGGTACCGGAGCTGGCTCAGAAGGTTCGCCGTCATCTCTCATAGGATTTTCCGGTATCAATGTGGGGGGTAATTGTGTCACCTGAGGCATAGGGACTTCCCTCTGATCTGATGGGCGACCTGGATTCTGAGATATTTCGTCGAACCCATCTTGTACAGGCGGTGCACCGCTCATAGGTCGTGCGTTTCCAGAACCCGGTGGCTTTGGTTCTGTTCTCCACCTTTCTGGTTTAGACGGTTGGGTCTTTTGGACTGGCGGCTTCTTGGTCGGCATCTTGAATTTGTCGGAACCCAACAATTTCGAAGCTTTGGCCAGGATTTCTGCGTTGCCTGATTCTTCACGACTTTTCCAGGCTTTCATCATGAATTTGCGATCAATTCCAGCTGTTTGTAGCTTGTCGTAAGCCCTATCGGTTACGATCTGCAATAGATGGAAAATAGCAGCTTTGGCGAGGTTCTGAGATCTTTTCTTGTCATATTTCTCACCCGCCATGATTTTGGTCAATTGGGGCGAAGCGAAGAAACTGGACATTTTGGAGACTACGTCGGTGAACATATTCTCTAGTAGAATTTCTTCGGAGATCATGTCCCGATCGTCTTGCTTCGATTCCTTGGGCCACTCTGAAAGGCCACCGGAAGGCTTTCCCTTTGAGTCTGTTTTCTTGGTTTCTCCGGAGCCGGGCGGACCTTTTACAGCACCACCGGAGCTACGGGAGAGCCTTTCTTGGGTTTCGAGAGCCTTAGTAAGACGTTCGTTGAGCTTGTTGAACCGTGCGGAGATCATCTTCTGCATTTTCAGAAGGTCTTCGGGGGTGGTTTTACCGCTTGATGCACGTTTTCCGAAAGTTCCTAGCATTTTCTGTAGTGCTGGGTCTTTTTGGGCCAGGGGTGTATTGGTGTACTTCTTGATGGCGTCTAGAGCGTTGGCTCGGGGTTGACTTGCGGCTGCTTGGACGTTAGAATGGACTTTTTTGATGTCAGCCCATTTTGCTCCCGTTGCCTTTCGTACTTCCCCCCACCATTCCCGGTTGTTTACGAAATCGCTCGGAGCACCTCTGATTATACGAGTTAGGTCGCTCTTGTAAGAATCTGGTAAGAGAATGGCTGCAATCGGTGCGAATGCAGGCGGCGTCGGAAGTTCCGCAGCACTCGTGACAGCACTGAGTGCTTTGCTGAAAATGTTTGGCATTGTTGACCTCTATAATAATTACTAATGTATTTTTCTACTGGAGGTAACTCATGGTTAAGAATCTTGGCGGTCGAATTGAACTGGAAATTGGTAAGAAGGTTCGATTCCTAGATATTCATGGTTGTGTCAGCCCTGATATTTATGAATTCGACACCCCGCACACTGATTACAGAGCAAGGGCATCACTAAAGAATGGAGACTGTGTTGTTCAAACGCACTACGATCGTATTCTACCCCTTGAATCGGGAGGAAAAGCAATCGCAGTGTTGGGCGAAAAGGACATAACCATTACTTGTCCGAGTTGCCGCAAAGTCGTGACCGCCGAGTCCGGTCAAACCCATTTCACTTGTTGTTCGACATTAGAGGTATTTTTCATGTCAGACGCTGTAAACGAAGTCCAAAAGCAGGAAGAGCAAAAGTTCGACCTTGAATCACTCAAGGCTAACTACGAAGTATGGACCAAGGATGGTCAATTCAGCGAGAACATCGGCTTGACGACAGTCCAGCTGGTCCTTCTCCAAGGCGAAACTCCGCGAAAGATGAGTTTCAATCTCTACGACGGCAAATTATCCACCAGCGGCAAACAAGTCGATCTTCGCCTCGAAGAATTCAACAAGGGCGAAGTCAACGAGGGCAAGAAAAAATTCTGGTACGACGTGGATTCCACCAAGTACCAAAAAGCCCTGACGTCCAAGGGATATGAAAAGCTTGCCTAAGTTACCAAATCGACACAAAGATAGGACGCCCCTTTTACTACTAACGGAGTAACAGTCGATGCTAGTGCTAAGTCGCAAGAAGAATGAAGAGATCATTATCGGGGAAGGTGAGAACCAAGTCCGACTAATGATCGTGGAGATAAGGGGTGACAAAGTTCGCCTCGGAATCGACGCAGATCGAAGCGTACCAGTACACCGTAAAGAAGTGTACGACGCCATCGAACGAGAGAAAAACGGCGGAAAATAACCGCCGAAACATTCTGTTAATCACAAGCCACTCGGGTTACATAACCCGAGTGGCTTTTTTAATATATTAACAGGAGTAGAAAAATGAAAGTATTAGTCACAGGTGGAACCGGATTCCTAGGCAGACACCTACAAGCCCGACTAACACTACACGGCAACGCACAATTCTGCTACGCCAATAGCATGGACTGCGACCTACGAAATCAAGCAGCAGTCAACGCCTTCTTCCTCGAACACAAATTCACCCACGTAATCCACCTAGCAGCAAGTGTTGGGGGAATCGGGGCCAACAAACAAAACCCAGGCAAATACTGTTACGAAAACCTCATCATGGGTTGCAACGTAATCGAAGCAGCCCGACTCGCAGGCATACGCAAGCTAATCTGTGTTGGAACAGTTTGTTTTCCAAAAGGAACGATGATCAACACAAATAGTGGTTGGAAATGTATATCTAATATTAATGAATTTGATGATGTTGTTACTCACACTGGTAAATTAAAACCAGTAACACAAACAATGTGTCGAGATTATGACGGCCCAATACAACACATTAAAATCAATGGAATACTCGATATTAAATCGACACCAAAGCATCCTTTCTTAACAGAGAGGGGTTGGATCGAAGCTGTAGAATTACGCCAAGATGATAGAATTTTGGTGCCGATAACTCATAATTATAAAGACCAAAGACTCCAGGTTTTACAAGGCCGAGACTTGTTAAGATGGGTATATCACCACGAACCGATAAACAAAGTGGAATTCGCACAAAAAGGTGGGACAAATAATCAATGGCGTGATTGGAAACGACATACACCAAAATGTGCTAGAATCACATCACCATTTATCACCACAAACGATATAGCATGGTTATTCGGAACATATGCTGCCGAAGGATTTAGATGCAAAAATGATACTGGTAAAAGAGGTTCAAAACATTATTTATATTGGGCGACAAACCATGAAGAACGAAGATTTAGATTAGAAATAAATTCAGAATATTACAAATTGTTTGGAAAAACAATGTCAGAAGTCGTGAGAGAGACCGCTACTAATCTGGAAGTAGGAGACAAATATACAATCGATTTGTTTGATGATTTTTACTATGATGGTGGAACAACGGCGGAATTTAAAAAAGTCCCTGATTCAATAGCAGATTCATCAGATTCCACAATAAAGCTTTTTATTAAGGGATATTGGAAAGGAGATGGCCATTGGGCAGAAAGAGCTAAAAGGCCCGGACAATACATTGCTACTTGTAATTCTACATCCCTTAGAATGATTTTAGATATTCAAAAACTTTTGCTAAAGTTAGGCATATTTAGTACAGTCCATCCTCGGAAAAAACAAGGGAAAATAATTATTCAAGGTAGAGAAGTGGAAACAAAAGACTCTTGGTCTATTAGAATAACTGGTAAGTGGGCTATAATATTTATTGAAACTGTCTTAAACGAAAAACTCGACAGAAAAAATTGGATTAACAGAAAAAATGATGCTATAATCAATTATAACCATGCGTCATTAGGAATGTCTAAAAACACTCAAGAAGATTTCGTAGGTGTGGTTTATAATATATCTATCAGAGACGACGAATCTTATATTGTACAAAATGTGGCTGTACATAATTGCAGTTATCCCAAGCATTGCGAAATACCCTTCGTCGAAGAAGACCTCTGGAAAGGCTACCCAGAGGAAACAAACGCCCCATACGGTATCGCTAAAAAAGCCATACTAGAAATGCTCAAGGGCTACCATACTCAGTACGGCATGGACTACACCTATCTAATACCCGTCAACATGTACGGCGAATTCGACAACTTCGACCCAAAAAGCAGCCACGTCATACCCGCACTAGTAGACAAGATTATCGCGGCGAAACGCAAAGGTTCAAACACAATCGAAGTATGGGGCACCGGGAAAGCCACCCGTGAATTCGTCCACGCCTCCGACGTAGCAAACGCTATCGTAAAAGCTTTATACATCGAAACAGACGTGGAGCCACTAAACGTGGGCTCCGGAGAAGAGATCTCAATTGCAGATCTCGTCGACAAAATCGCCATAGCAGCAGAATGGTCTGGCAAAATGGAATGGTTATCCGATAAACCAGATGGTCAACCACGACGACTCATAAGCTCAGAAAAAGCTTACCGAATCCTGGATTATCAGCCAGAAATCACCCTAGATGAAGGGCTCAAAAGATTAGTAGCCTGGAGAGAAGCTACTTGCTTACCAGAGAATAGCCCCGTTCAGTAAACCAATCACCGAACGAATCTTCGATTCTTTTGATCAGTTTATCACAGACAACGCCCTTGAAGGCCATGTGCTTACCATTAGTAACATGGCCTTCATGATATAACTCTTCTTTGTTATAAGGCTTGCCATCACTGGCAGGCTTCTTATCAGCACTAAGCTCTGCCATGACTTTATCAATGTCAACAGTTACTCCAAGCTGTGCTGCGATATCCTCTACGATCTTTCGAGGATTTAGCAAGAAATCCTCATATCTCATAATATAATGAGCAGCTTTATCGAAGAATTGAGACTCAGTCGCGAGGCCACGAGCAACGTCCATCGTTGGCTCCATACCCCACATTCTCTTTCTGCTGGCCAATACGTCGCGAATATCGCGATAAGAATAGAAAATGTAAGTCGCTTCGGACAATAACCGATGATCTATACCATGGGCTTTGATGAGATTTACTTTCCGACGTTCTTTGATGTCGTCATGCCAACCACATAGGAAATCTTCTGGCTCAGTAAATTGAGACAGAATGTGACGAAGAGCGTTATAAAGCCAGGTGCTTCCCGACCGAGGCATTCCATTAGTCAGTACGACTTGCATTATCGATAAAACCAGATGTCGAATTGCTTGATATAGGATTTGTAACCGTTCTTGGTAAACAGTTCGGTAAGTTCATCAGAACGTTTTGTGTTGCCACGAGTGTGATCATTATGCTCGATCGTCCACCTTTCGACGTCCCATTTATGAAATGGAAAGACATTGAGGATTTCCATCTCATTGCCTTCAGTGTCGACCGAAATGTAGTCGATTTTCTGAGGACAATTGTGTTTGGTCAACAAATCATCAAGAGTGATCGTCTCGACTTCGATAATTGGACCTGGGAAATTGGTGGCATCTGCATGACTCAGATGCTCGACCATCCCACCATAAAGATCACTGCATTGAAATTGGACTTTTTCGCCCGACTTTCCATGAACAGCAAGATTCGATACATCACATTGACGACACTTGCTCAACTTATCGAACAGTTCCGGCTGAGGCTCTACACAAAGGCCCTTCCAACCGTTTTCTTCGAGCCTGACGGTGTTCGAAAATGTAAGGCCGTCGTGAGCCCCGACTTCGACGAAGAAGCCTTTCTTGATGCTCTTGAGTACCCAGTCGTCTTGACCAAGCTGGCTGTATTTTGGGTATTTTGGCATATTATAACTCAAGTGGTGGCGAAGCTTTGATTTTACGCGATGGAGCAACATCCGGACGAATATGATGACCGATGACAAGGCTCGTGGTGTTCGAATCAGCATGGACAACGGTATTATACTCAGCCGGAAGCATATGAAGTGTCGGACGGTCACGCGGGCCTGAATTGCGATAGAGATTCAACAACGTAATCTCATCTGGTTCATTTGCTTTCGTAGCTTTAAGCCATCGTTCTACAAAACGAATAGCTTTGGGTCTGAAATACAAAGTACCACTCAGCCAATGCCCGCCTTTGGAAACATGGATCGCCATTTCAGCAGTGCCCATGTTTTCGAAAATCTCTGGGTGCTGGTAAATCTCTGCGTCCGCGTCGACCCAAAGAATCGGTGCTTGATACAAACGAAGAGCATGCAAGATTACGGTCGGCTTGAGAGAACACCCCGCAGTCCAATCAGTGACTGGGTTGAGTGGATAAACCGCATGTGGTAGATCGAACTTGATGCACGATTTGGTGAAACGGGCTGTGGCTCGTTTATAATAATCACCCAAATGACTATGGACCGTATAAGCAGTAACGATCGTAGGGAAATGTGGGCGATGTAGGATGTCTTTCAGCATAATCTCTCTTCAATAGGAAGTTTGGACCTTGTGTGCCATGTATTGGCGTCCTGTGAACCCACCTTGATATAATGAGCATCATGCTCATCGATCTCTCGTTTCTTCAAAGCCCAATTCTTGTGTTCGAAGACGGGAGAATTATCCCATTTGTCGATCAACAAATTAAGTTCACGCAGATTATGCATCAATTCAGTATCTGAATATTGATGAATGTAGCTTGTGTGATAGATGATTCGATTAAGACGTTTCAAGCAACTCATCGTCATGATGGGAATTGTCATCGAATCTTGCTTGATATACCCATCATGCACATGAACAGCGGCCACTTTACCGGCCAAGACTTTTTTGACCCATCGGTCCCAATGCAAAGGAGCATAGAAATCGTCGGAAGCGAGGATGATAATATCATCATCTTCTGCTTCGACCGCATCTGTCAACATCTTGCAGGCATAGGTTACGCCTTTAACGTTCCCCGACACAAGAACTTCAGCACCAGGAATATGGATTGCATCCTTCTGTTCTTGTGTGTTAACAGCCACCAGCAATCTGAAATTCTTATCATCGGCATTGGCTAGCCAATGATGATAAGTTGCAGACATCATGGTTGGGCGAATGGTTGGCCAAAGCAAATGAATCATAATATACCACGCAACAGAATTAGTCTATCAACAATATTTACCAACCAAAGACTACATTCTAAATTCGCCGAAACCCTACTCAGGCTCTGCAGTGCCCGGAACGATCATGGTTTTAGTAGCTGGGAACCGGCCATGCCAGCAAGCAAGAACCTCACGCATCCGAGCAGTATACGTATAATGAGCCCCAAGACCGGTACGAAGCTCACATTGGTAGAGGAATTTGTCGGCGGTTGTAATGTGCTCGTAAGCACATTGAGCACCAAGTGGGAGATAATACACATAAGACGGATCGCCCTTCTGGGCCATCTTTAAAGCACGTGCCACCAACCTCTCGCCACACTCTCGAAGACCGTCGAGGTCTTTCGCCGCATCGGGGTTGCTCAGACTCAGCTTACTGACCTGATCATCCGCGAAGTAACAACCAACCGGGGTCAAATCGAAAGTCTTTGTACCGGTTCTATGACGATTCAAATCACGGAGTTCTGCAATAGTCAAGGCTGCCCATCCAAATCGAACAGCAGTTCGACGAATTGTAGGACCAAAATAATCATACCTACCATTATGATCTTCGAGATCACCGACTATAGCCGCTTGTAGATCATTTTCTTTCATTTTGGGCGGAGTAATCTCGCAATAAGCACCAGCACTATGCAGCTTTGAAACAGAAAGCGGGGTCTGCTCATACGCAGTCTTACGAACTGTCTCAAGCTCTTTCGTAAGTCCGGAACTGAATGATTCATCGGGGCGAGCGTGACGAGTCAATCGAGGGGTAGCAAGACCGAGATTCTCAGTCATCAACTCAGCAAGTTCGACGGATTCAGCGTTGTAATCGGACCAAAGCATCTTGATCAGATCTACCCAGCCACGAGCACTCATTTCGAGCATGACGTTAGTCTGGCAACTCATTGGTAGGAAATATCGAGCCCTATCAAAGGCGAAATTCCGCCGCATTCGAGGAAGAGCTTTATCTCCCTTTTCCATTCCATCTGGGAGATTCATGATGCTTGGGTCAACTTCCGCAGCTTCCGACCAGATCTCATATGCTGTTTCATACGCTGCAAAGGCTTCTGCCATCAAATCATTGTAATCGGCATCAGCTTTTGGCGGTTTAACGATATTCTCTAGTTTGAGCTTCACGTACCGAGTCGAAGATTCCTGACCACCAGCTGTCGGACTCCATTGCCACAGACGCAAAGCCATCCAAAGTGATACATCATCAATGAACATGGCAACCGGAGCCATGTCGGTGATGGACCGGTGTCCATAATCGACCATCTTAAAAATCGAATCAACAGCTTTGTCAGGGTCCATACCCTCGACTTTGGACAGAATGGCTTCTAGACCCTCATTATTGCGAGAGTACCGAGCCCCGGTAGCTGCGAGCATTTCTGGTGTTAGCTTAACTGTTTGTTGGGCTGTAGAATCAATGCCTACACAAGTGACTTTCATTTAATCTTGGCTTTGTACAGAGGTTAAAATTTCTGAATCGGGTTCTTGAATCAATTTAACACTTCCGAGATTCAACCAACGTTGTGTAGGGAGGATCAGCACCGAAAGAATTACTGGAGCACGGGCTTTTGTGACAATTTTACCAGCGGAGTGTTTCCGCACGGCTTGCAGAGATTTAGCTACTTCATCTGGATTAAAACCGTAGCTTTCGAGACCTTCTGAACCCGATATCAAACCTGTTATGGTACCATATTGTGGATCAGGACCGTAATACGATTGTGCTACAGAAACACAAAGCATACAAATGTGTTCGTGCTTCCGGCCATCCAAGAAGGGCTCGTTTTCGAATCTTTTGACTATCACCTCGATTTCAGCATCACAGATTTCGCAATACATTCTCTTACTCCAAAAAAGATTTATTACACTTTAACACGGGAAGTCATCTGATGCGTAATCTTGTATTTCTTGTTGCGATTCTAATTAGTGCAACATCACACGCCACATCTGGTAGACGATTCGGCCCAGAAGTCTACACCATAGACGCTCTTGAGATAAATTGGAGATATACTTGGCACGAAGCTTGGGGACCAAATCTCAACAGAATCAAGGTAGCAAAGATCAGCTTCTGTCAATTAATCTATTGGGACGCAGTTTCACACGACCCTTACGAAAAAGCACCACGGAAAGGCTGGGCAAGTTGTGGATGGACGATGTATGAGGTCAAAACGGAGACCAAAAACGGCAAGACAGAAAAAATCAGAGAGCTAAAAGACCATCAAACCAAAGTCAGCTTCCCAAGACGCAATTGGAATGACGGCTATTGGTACGTCACTGTCCGAGACGGGACGCACACAATTAAGGTCAGAACTAAAATTTTAATCGGTGGGATCGATGGGACAGACACTCTAATCGATCCGGATTCAGCCGATAGAAATCTACGGCACGAAAAACGCACCAGTCCGATAAGCCTACACAGAGAAATTATGAAAGCTCGTCAGGATGTATTGCGGGCACGGCGTGAACGCCATCAGAAGGAGGAAGCTCTGACACCAAATGATCAGGAGTCTGTTCGTCGGCAGGATGATCTTGATTCACTGGAGCCGGTTGATCAGTAGCCGGTTGATCAACGTCCACCTGTTGGAACTCGAACTTGTCGCGATCCGTCAAGTATAATTGGCGGAAGTCTTCCTCTTTGATCATTTCCATCGCCTGACGCACTTCTTGACTGTGACGACCCCAACGACGGGCAATATTATCAAACCAACCAAATTCCCGATCGTGGGGACGCATCTTGAACTCGACACGACCTAAGTCGTCATACTTGACCTGACCGTCCTTGTTTCTTTTGATTTCCAGATGGTACAGTTCGTGGTCGATCAAGGCACGCTGACCATCTTCGGACAGGTTGCCCACTAAGAAACCGTCGAAAGTGATTTCAGCGTCACCCCGGCCCATCGTTCGATCTTTCAGGGGCACAGCACGGACAACGGCGAAAGCCGGGAGACCGTGATGCATCACAGCAGGACCGCCAGTTGTGTCGTAAGCATCGATCAAATCGACAATAGCACTGTGGTCATTCAGATGGGGATGGAATTGTTCGATAACTTCTTCGGTCAGGCCACGAACCAGACTATTAGATTTACGGTATGTCTTTGGCATTTATTCACCTATCGGTAACGTTCAAGGGACATGTTATATAACAAAAACACAATGGAGAGTGTGTTAAGAGGGCAGGAATTCACAATTGGAATCGACTATGAAAAAATTCGAACAATCTCTAATCGAAGCCGAAGAACAGATCGACGATTCATGTGCTGAATTCATCGTCATCAAGGACAAGCTAGAAACCGGGAAAGTCCATTTCACCGGCAAGAACATCTACGTCGACAAAAAACATGTCCT